ACTTTGCAAAGGGACTCTGCCCCACAGGCTCCCAGCCCTGAGTCTTGCCCGTCACCTCATCCACGTTATCGACCAGATAATTCTCGGGTGCAGCTTTGCCCGGCTTAACCTCGCGGCGAGCCCACCACTCACCATTGTTATCGAGCATCATGCAAGTGCCATCATACTTCCGGGTCGCCACACCCTCACCAGCTAACACCCACTCGCACCCCGGCGTAACCTCATCAGTAACATGCGCCCTATCTTCCAGGTCACGCACAAACAGTGTCGGTATTTTTTTCATCATTTCCCCTTCATTTGACTTGTGATTACCACCATACACAGTTATTCAGGCAACACAACTACTTGCAACCAAACTCCCCAGCCCTACACTCCCAATGCTCCCCAATATCGTGCATAGCCTTAACCCACGCCCTCGCGTCCGGCAACTCAGCCGGTGGCCTCGTCTATTCGACAGAAACTACACGAGTGCTGAGCCACCAATTATCAAGCCCAGATATGTACATACGCATACCAACAACAGGATCCCCGTGAGGGAGCGAAACGATATCGCTAAGACTCGCTACCTCTTCGGTCACCGGAATAATGATAAAAGGTTTGAAGGCATCAATGCGCCTTCCATCCTTATCGGTCTTCACACAAATGCCATGATCGTCGATGTCGTAAACCGAGCCGGTCTCTGTGGTTATCTTCATGATGGAAAGTTCTCCGCGTCATCGGCCCAAAGGTCAGTAAAGACGCGCTCGGGTACGATGTGTCCTTTGGTTTTGTGCACCTCAAGGTGGTCAACCATTGCTTTCGTTGAGTGGGCCTCGAAAGAACCCCAGTCCTCTTTATCCATGACACAGGCGCAACACTCTAGGTGACCGCCGACATGCATAAAGACGTAGACCTCGCCCTCGAGGAACCTGCAGTAAGACATAGGAGCTCTTAGGCCTCTCGAGTAACTAAACGTCTCTTGGTCTGGTCAAAAACCTTAGGACGCTTCTTGTACGGCTTCTCTCCTCTGCCAGAGCCGGAGCCTGCAGAAGGATCTTTTTTCTTTGCTTGTTTACCCATGGCGAAAGAATAGCATAGACTGGTTGAAATATGACAAACAAATTTGGGTGGTGTCTAGATAAAAACCACAAAACGTGCAGAGTTCACTATCGAGATTTCGTCAGTCAAGAAATTATAGAGTGCTCTTGCGAGTGCCACGAGGGGCAGAAAAAACCTCTGCTGCCGGAGCCTCGGGTGGTTAGTGCAGCCAAACCTTCGCGCTCCCGCTCCACTAAGAAGTAGTGCAGTGACAGTTGTTTTTAGCGCACGCCTCACAGTGGTGGGGGTCGATGAGGATTGACTGCAGTATTTCGCACACGCAGTAGTCGCTATTGTGCTCCATACATACCTCCTATTTCTTAGGGCTCGCCTTTGCGGTGACACGAGCCAGCTCAAGGATTGAGTACACAATCGCTCTTTGAGCGTAAAAGCTACTGTCCTCGGTGTCGTGGATCTCCGCCCAAGCCAAAGCGTCTAGGGCTGAAGACTTAAACTCGGTCTTCTTAGCCTCCGCTTCGTAGAACCTGGCGTGCTTTTCCTGCTGACGACTTTGATAGTCATTCATTTTCTTTAATCTCCTTAAGTATTCCTGCTAAAGAGTTAAATCCTACGTCATCTATCTCATGCTCGTCAAGGAAGGATTCAAAAGCTTCTTCAACGAGGTCTGTCGCGTCGGGAGAAAGCTCATCGATAAGCTCTTCTGAGTAGGCGTATGCGAGAGTAACACCTAGAAGATTAAAATTAAAAAAATCTGAATAGGCTAATTCATCACGCTTGGCCCAAATATCTGCAAGAATGTCACATACGTTGTCAAAAGAGGTTGTTAATGCCTGATCCATACATCCAGTCTACCCGTAAAATAGAATATGTAGAAGTAGAAAGGTAGTTTTTTGATATACGAATGGTTAATGGACGGACACGTCCGCAACTTTGGTGATGCGCTATATGAAGTATTTGTTGATCCTGAGACTTTAAAAGACTGGAAGCAAGACGAGGAAAAAATGCACTTTCCTATTGGAAGTGTTATACACAATCAAGTAATAGTAGAGACACTAGAGCTGGGATACACGCCAGTCTTCTATGACTGTGGGTGGCGGGGGGAAGAACTAGATCCGGACTTAGTTAAAGAGTGCACCTTCCTAGGAGCCCGAGGACCTCACACCCAGGGGGAGCTGGCTCGGCACGGAGTGGTTGTCCCCATGTCCTTGGATGCGGCGTACAAAATACCTAAAATTGTACCTAAGGGAGTTCCTCACGGTATGACAGTATCTATCCGACACATTATGGACGACTCGGACTACAGCATTGACGCTGCTCTTGCTTTGGGAGTAGACGCTCTTTTTGCCCCAGCTGTAGGAGAAAAACAAGATGTTCTGGATCTTATTGAAAAAATATCGGGTGCCAGGTTTGTCCTAGCGGGGTCAATGCATGCTGCAATTATTGCGCATGCCTACGAAGTACCGTTTGCTTTATTAGACACCGGATACATTAATTGCTCCCCTAAGTGGGAAGATTGGTTGGCATCCATTGAGGTAACAGATGTAGACTGGGTAGATAACATTATTGACGGCAGAAAGTGGCATAAGTCCGCTGTACTGAAAGGAAGCACTCATGGATGAAGAACTTGAAGGTTTTGAAGACGACGACTACTTAGACGACATTATTGGGCTTCCTCTCGTGGACGACGAGGACTTTGACGAGCAAGACCTACTGGACGAGGATGAGTACGAATAATGGAAGATGATATTATTTGGGAGGGCCTTGTAGGGCTCAACAACTTTAAAGCAAAAATCCACGTCATTGCCCCGCAGGTGATGAAGAGAGGTTTGCTTAAAATCTACACACTTGATGACAAACTTCTATACCAAAAAGAAGTTCCGGTTAACCGAATGGAAAAGTTTGGAGGGACTGAGCGAGAGATGAAGTGGTGGAATAAAGAAATTAGGAACTGGGTTCTGAATAATTCACCGTATCGTCCTCAAGCAATCTTTCCTTCAGATCCTGAGGAATAGCATCTCCCGTGCGCTCGTGCGCCTCGAGGTGACCAATCATCTCTTCTGTAGACGGAGCAAAGTAGGCTGGCTCAATGAAGTCTCCAAACCGGCACATATAACATGCCAAGCCTCTGGTTTCCGTTTTTACGATAGATACGTCATAATGGGGTATTGAGCAATAAATCATTTTTCGAGTATAGAGGAAAAAATGGAAACTACAAAGATAGACATCCAAGACAGAGAGTGGGCATCAGAGCTGCAGATTGATTTGCAGGAGTACATTATGCGGTTGTACGATTCTGTAGACGCAGAAGAAGGAACAAGAGAGTATGAGTGGGGTATTGAGACGGCTAGCGGTCTCCCCTTTTGTGGGTGTGACGTCTGCCAAGGAAGAGAGATTCTGAGTTTCCTGAGCGGGCAAATTATTGAAGGCTATAGAGCCGGGAAGATAGGTCTTTACGAAGATGACCCCTCGTCGTCTTCATCAAACTCTTCCATGTCTTCCTCCAGCTCTTCGACGGTGCTGGGGTGTCGTTCGGCTTCTCCTGAAGACCCGTCCCTGTTTGAGGGGTGATCATACTGAGGGGAGATGGTGACCTCATCTTCGTACCCCTCATCTCCCACATCCATGGATACAACTGCCATGGAGATGATAAAGAGAGCCTGCCTTTCACTAAAACCAACTCGTAGAAGAGAGAGGAACATTTCATGCATCTCATGAGACTGCGCATCAAGTGGGCTCATTGAAGCAGAGCCCGCAAGCTGGGAAAAAAGTTTGTTTAGGTCTTCCGGCTCTTCGCTCATGTAACCAGTCTAGAAGGTAACAAGCCAGCTTAGTCAGTGTATCTTTGGTGTTTTTAAAAATAAGACTAAAAAAATAAAGTAGATTCCTGGAAAACCTTGAAAAATAAACTGTCCTGGTGTGGCGATCGAAAGTCGTGGTTGTGGGTTATTTAATAAATCTGGTAATATAGTAATATAGCAGTATGGGACGGATTAAAAAATCTAAACAACAAACTCCTAACGCTTCCGCGCACTGGGTAGTCAACGAAGAAATGATGATTAACAATCGTCATGTAGCCAGAGGCACAGAACTGTCTATCTATGGACAGCGTGGGAGGTTTCGTTTCTATAAGCACGTCTTAAATGAGGACAAAGAATGGATAGACGTGATAGACAAGTTTAAAGCTTTTCGATCTTTTAGGGTTGAAGATGTTAAAAGAGTTCACTACAAGAACAAAATCAGGCTCCCTAAGGGGAAGTAGAATAAATCAGCGCCCGTTACTACAACTGCACGAAAAAAGAAGTCAGCCCCTAAAAAGAAGCTCTGACTCGTCAACCACATCAAGGGCCAGCTCAAAGATAGTGTCTTCGTGCCTGTCAAAGTGGTGCTTGCAGAAAAAAAGATTGCCATAGTCAAAAGAAACCATGAAGTAGCTCTGCGAATTACAGGCGTCGCATCGCTCGTTCAAGGTATACCATTCAGTTGTTTCTGTTGACGCAGACAGAAGCGCGAGGCTTGCGGGGTCTGTGGGGGGCAGCTCAGCCATTAAACTCCACAATCAGCTCTGAGCAAGTAGGGCAAACGGGGTAGTTGTCAGGATTGCGATGAGGAACCCAAATCTTTCCGCAAAGAGCCATGACTGGATACCCCTCAACGGCTGCGAGGAGAGCGTCTTCTTTGGTGACGTAGTGAGAGAAGACATCGTGGTCGCCGTCTTCTGTAAACGTGCGAACTTGCTCATAGGTCAAAGCTCCGGATCCTGTTAGTGCCATATAAAAAGTTTAGTACTGAACAGGAGTAAGTGACTTGGATACTACCGACTTAGGCATAATTGCAATGTGGCTAGAGACATCTTCTCTCCCGAAAGAAATTAAAAAGTCGGTGCCTCGCTCGACTATTCCAGAACAAAACTCCACCCCTGGCTTGTGAAACTGAAAGCCTTTTGATAGAGCTACAATCATTCCTCTGGCGTCAAACTCGACAAAATAGTGGACATAGTTGCGTAAATAACTGTCTTTGTGTCCGAAGGCTCTCTGGTCCCATACCCTGCTTTGCTCAGCGTAGGTTCTGTGCATGACTCCAATATAGCCGGACTCTCCCCAGGGGAGCAGATTGCTGCTACCCCGCAAGGTGGATACCTCGGGGTTGTCGGTCATCCAGCTTGTCACAAGCTCTCCGGTGACCGTCGCGTTGGGGCCATAAATCCAGTCAAAAAAATCAGAGGGTTCATAGAGAGGAGTCATCCAGTTTTTTTCGGGGCGCTGATCATCAATCCCGCTAAACTTTGTAAACTCTGTTAGGCAGTTCTTCCTTAGGTCTACTTTTGCTACTGCCATCCGAGCTGCCGGAGTGATGTCTTTCTCCATCGTTACACACGAAAAGTACATCTGACCGTCCCTGTAGAAAATTTTAGGGTCCTCCGGCCCTCGCTCGAAGTTCCAGCCTTCAACGGTAGACGTATCAATCTGCCTCAAGTTCTTTACTTTTAAATCCTTGGTTAGCTCTGAAAACCAAATGTTGGAGTGGAACTTGTTATCGGGAGTATTAGGGAGGTAAGAACCATTAGGAGCAATGATGTAGTTACTGGAGCGAAAGGCCACAACCAACCCTTTACGCGGGAAGTAGCCTATAGAGGGGTTAGTAGCTCCCCAGTTTTTATCATCGGACTTGACCAATCTTAAAAGGTCAACAATATCTCCGCCAAGCTGACGGACAGTAGGATATGCCTTGAGAACCATAAGACTAGTCTACATAGATAACAGAGGGATACCTATCGACGACAGGCCCTATTTTTTTAGCAACAGTAAAGATGTTGTCGCCAAGATGTTGCATGGAGAAGCCTAGATTTTTTAGACCTTCGAGGGGAAGCTCGGCGGGAGCTGCAAAAATATTTTCCGTCCACGCGGATCCGTCAAAGCCGGCTGCCTGGAGAACCTTAGACAGAGAATAGACGGTGTACTCATAGTTGTGTCGGTCCATTGACCCGGAAAGGCGGTACTGCATATAGAAGTACGGATCTAAGCCCTTCAACATGTTGCTTAGCCCCCTAGAGCTGGCGATGTTCGGAGTTGTCAGAAGCATAAGACCCCCTGGCTTGAGCACTCTGTTTAGCTCGGAGAGCATAAACATCGGGTCTTGCTCCATGTGCTCGATAACCTCAGAGCAAAGAATGTAGTCGAATGTCTCGTCTTCTACAGGAAGAGGAGTTGTTTCTAGATTAACTCGATATGCAGGGACTTTTCTAATGTTGTCCCCCATTTTAATTGTTTTAGTCCCGCTGGCGTTCTTAGTTAAATCGTACTCTGTGACATGCACCTCTAAGCGTGGGGCCACTAATTCAAGAATGATGGGGACAATAGAAGATGTCCCGATCTCAAGGAGCTTACCCTTTACGGGGCTCTGGTCCATGAGAACACTAAGTGTCCTGGCATACCTTAAATGATGAACTCGTAAGTACGGATCGTCCTGAGGGATGAGATCTTTTAAATGTCTACTGACAAACGGATTTATTTCTGGCACACATCTAGTCTAGCGAAATATCAAACTTAGGGGTGTTGCGACCCGCGGGGACGCACGCTTCCCCTCCTTGTAGAAGAAGAGCGGTGAGATCCCTATACTTAATAATCCCTGAGCCATTGATTCCATAGCTAGTGCCCCAAGAGTTGCGCCACCTGAAAACTTCCTGAGCTTTTCCATTCACCACGTAAGAAGGATCGTAACCCGTGACCACCAAACAGTGGCCACCCACGTGGTCTCCTTCAACTGTCACAACGCCATTTCTTGTTGTCCGATACATCCCCGAATACCAGGGAATTCCGATGACTACGGGACCATAACTAATGATGCAGTCCCTAACATCCCAGGAGCCGAAACACCAGCGGTATGAACCAATCTGTCCGTCCTCTTGCATTATCTTTGCACCCGCTAAAACAGAAGTACCTTCATAGTTTTCTCCAGGAATGTCATCAATCTTTTGAGCCCTGCGATATGCCAAAGTTGCGTAGTCCTGAGCTGCTGCCACTGTCGGGTTGGGGGATGGGGTGAAGGGCTCAGCCAATAGTTCTGCGGTCCAGCCATACCCAACGCAGGCACCCTCGCGTCCCTGATTGAGGACCGGGCCCTCTTTCCAGAAGACAGGCCGTCGCTGCACCGGAGCTGGGAGGATAGATCGAACGGCGTAGTTTTTAGAACGCGGATCGTGGGTCGATGTCCAGTCCAGGACTCTTTCTTCAGGAAGGATGATCATTGTACAAGTTTATCATTTGCTGGCTACCCTGGACTCGAACCAGGAACATTTCGGTTAACAGCCGAACGCTCTGCCAATTGAGCTAGTAGCCATTAGAGCCTCCTGTCAGATTCGAACTGACGACTTCCACTTTACAAGAGTGGCACTCTGACCAACTGAGTTAAGGAGGCTGAACTTACTTCCAGTCGTCTGGGCTGTCGCCGTTTATGTTCAGCTCCTTGGGCCACGGAAGGCCCGCATCTCGCCAGGCTGGGGGAACAGTAGTTCCTTCTTTCCAAATGTGTGAGTAGATCCTATCCCCAACATCTCGAAGATCGATGCCGGTCTCTTCATAGATTTGCTCACCGTCTAGTTCCATGGTGGCTAACCAGTGAGATAGTTCCTCCTCGTGGTAGACGTGTTTGATCTTGATAACAAGTTCTCTATCTTCAAGCAAGGGTTACCTCCCTCTCACTCTTCGCTCTTTGTAGCACTTTGGGCAGTAGCTACCCATAAACCTTACCCGGTGTGTGTAGCAGGGATAGCCTTTTCTAGGTCTTTTGGACATTAAGATTAAAAAATACTAATAAGATAAATTGTCGGCACAATAATTGCTAAGACAAAACTAATCCAGGAAAGGTGTTTGTAGTCTTCTTCGGTTTTTTTGAACGGCTTACGAGAAGCCACGTCTGCCATTAGTATTTTCCGCCGTTAAGAGCTCTCTGGAGGCCACTGATGGTCCCACGGCCCCAGATGCCGTCAATTCTCCCTGTATAGAAACCTCTGGACTGAAGGCGCCTCTGAACCGCCCGTCTGGTGTTGGGCCCCATGATTCCGTCAATCCCGTTCTTGGGGTATCCGTGCTTGACTCCGGAGCGCTGAATGGCACGATAGGTCATAGGACCAGGTCGACCATCGATCATTCCTTCGTAATCCCAAGCTACTTTAAGTGCGTCTTGCCATGCTTTCCAGGTGTTGCGGTCAAGTCTTCCATGGACCTGAAGCAAGGCCGGGCTCACCGGCGCTGAGATTGTTCCATCAATCAGCGGGAGAGGATCCTGGGTGCGTCCCCAAAGCCTTGAGGTCCTTGCTTCGAAGTGAAGATGGTTTCCAGTAGAAGCACCTGTAGTGCCTGCACGGTAAATAAATTCTCCTGGTCGAACCCGAGCGTTCTTCTTTAAAGGAGTCCGGTGCTCTCCGTGGTAATAAACGGTGTAAAGATTAGATGCATGCTTAATAATGACGACATGCCCCCCTCCCTTGGGGGACCAGCCGATGTGGACCACCTTGCCGTCGCCTGCGCTGAGGACATTGAACGATCCACCAAAATCAATACCGTGGTGCATTTTGCCGAGCTCCCCCGTGATGGGGTGCCTGCGGGGGCCGTAGGGGCTGGTGATAGGGCGTTTGGGGGCGGGATGTGAAAGCTTCATATATGTAGTGTACCTTTTTTAAAACTGTGCTAATTTGACGAACAAGATATTAAATGAAAGAGAGAGTGAGATGTCCTGGATTAATAACCCCGAGCTAACCTCGGATCAAAAAGAAAAAATTTACTACGAAAGTATGGAAAAAGCCATGGATGCTGGCGGAAAGCTGGCACTTAGTGAAGTACCTATGTTCCAGTTCAACCTGGCTCAGCTGCACCACGAGGCAAAAAAAGAAAGCCAGGAAAGGGCAGACGCTTTCCTCGAAGCATTAGAGCTGAGCTGCTTCCACTTTAAAGCTCAAGAGGGTGTAGACGGGGAAGTTGCGTGGGAATCTAGAGAGGCTAAAGCTCAAGAGGTTTTGAGTCTTGCCAGGAAGTCTTAAACATTAGGTAAAAGAAAAGCCCTCCAAAGGGAGGGCTGATCTTTACTTGCCTTTACCGCAAGTGCAGTTTCCGTTACACATATTAACCCTTAGCGTTGACCTCGTAAGAGGTGTTGGTGGACTCAAAGAAGTTTACCAACTGCAAGGTGTCGTTTGCCGTGGCCATCCACTTCGCGGGGTTGGACACGTTGTACTGAGCAGGAAGCCCAAGCTCCTCGAAGCGACGGTCAGCCAAGTACTTCACGTACTGGTTGACGTAATTCGCGTTGAGGCCAAGAATGCCTGAGGGGAACATCTCCTCGTTGTAAGCACACTCCATCTCAACGGCTTCCTTAATCATTGCAATAACCTCTTCAACAAACTCTTCAGTCGCGACCTCTGGATTTTCCTCCAAGACAGTCAGGATAAGATTGATGCCGAACTTAAGGTGCAAGGACTCATCACGAACAACCCAGTCGATAAGCGAACCATAGTTCCTGAGGAGGTTGCGCTGACGGAAGCTCAGAGCAACCATGAAGCCTGAGTAGAACCAGATGCCCTCCATGATGATGTTGTACGCAATAAGGTTACGCAGGAAGTCCTGCTTGCCCTCAACGGTTGTGATGTCCAGGGTCTCCTCAGTCATACGCTTGATGAACTTCGTCTGAAACTCTTCCTTACGCGCAATCGTGGCAGACTCGATGTGCTGACCGTAGATTTTTTCACGATCAACGGGGAAGGTTTCGAGCACATACTCAAAGCTCATGCAGTGGTTGGCTTCTTCCCACATCTGCTTCGCAAGATACAAGTGTGTCTCAGGTGCGTTCACGTACGGGTACACGCCGAAAGCGAGGGCCTTGTTAACGATGAGCTCCGAAGGGTTGAAGAAAGACATAAGAAACTCAATAGCGTGACGTTCTTCATCCGTCATCTTCTTGAAGTCTGCGATGTCCTCGCCCAACTGAATTTCGTTGGGGAACCAGGTGTTAGCAACAGCCTGGTCGTAGAGGTCCATGGCCCACTGATATTTCACGGGCTTGAGAAGGAGCCCATCCTGAATGCCCGTACCAAGGATTCCCATTACTGGCAACTTTCGCACATTAGAGCTTCCATTGGATCTACAGGACATGCGTACCCGTCGATTGTTGTTGTGTTTTCTGGGTCCATAGGAAGACCAACCTTTCATGAGAGAAGAAAAAATGAAGAACCTCTAGTATACGCAGTTCGACAAAAGTTCTATAAGGTGCTAAAAATGTACAATATTGATTTAAAAAGGAAAACTATTATATGGATGTGATAGCCTAAACGGAGTCAGAAAGGAACCAACCCCATGACCCAGACAGATAAATCGGAAATAAATAAACTACATAAGTGGCACCCCTATAGAAAACTCCGCAGAGCTTCAAGAGACACGGTCGGAGAAAAATTTAAAAAGTCTAACCACACCTACTCGGTTGTTTTATTCACAGGCCTAGCTTTGTTCGCACCAATGCTGGTGGGCCCCCCGGCTGGGGGAGCTAAGCCTCTACCACTAGTCGAATCTTCTAGAACTGCTCCTTTCGTTGCTGAGCTGCTCTCTGGTGTGGGAGGCCCCGAAATGGTCCCTGTACGAGAAGTGACGACACTTGAAAAAATAACTCTAAAACTTGAAGAAACAGACTCCCGGTTCGACATCTTCAACGAAAACGAGAAAGGACCAGAGAAAGGACCAGAGGTCACAGTGACGAAGGTCTACAACCATCTCAAGGTTGCCAACACTGTCATGCCTACAACGAATTCCGAGATCGCCAGTGATTATGGATGGAGGACACCTCCTTGTCGTGGTTGTAGTGCGGACCACAAGGGTGTTGATTTTGTCCCTGGTTTTGGAAAGCCCATTTTTGCTGTTGCTGATGGGATGGTCATTAAGATGGGGAGCAACGGAGGCTACGGAAACTACGTCAAGCTGGCACATCTGGTCGCAAACTCTGAGGGTGTCGTAGAAGAGTGGGAGACACTCTACGCACATATGAGAGATGACTCTTTTGTGGAAGGAATGATTGCTGGATCTGTTGTGAAGAGCGGTGAGACCATCGGTGAAGTGGGAAACACCGGAATGTCTACAGGACCCCACCTCCACTTCGAGCTGATTATCAACGGAGAGCATGTGGATCCGCTTCCGCTTCTTGGAACCTACGAAGTGATCATCGTAACCGAGGAAGACTACCCGGACTTTATGTTTGTCGGGGAAACCATTAAAAAAGTAGAGACGGTCGTAGCCTACGAATAAAGATGTTTAAAAAGAAGAAGCCCCGATGAGGAAGGTAAGTAAATCATCGGGGCTTCTTTATTGGAGCGGAGAGAGGAGAATCCCAAAACCCCTAACCACTAAAGATAGTATCACAGATGTACATTAAATGCGGTTCTTCCTCCTCGCTGTAAAACATTTTTTTATACGTAACATCTGCCTCGGTGTATCCAGCCTTCTTGAGAACTCGAGTGCTCAAGGAATTAGCGACGTGGACGTAAGCATGTACTTCCAGAACATTGAGATTCTCCAGGGCGAAGTTAGTGATGAGCCGGACGGCAGTAGTTGCCATCCCTTGTCCCCAATGCTTCTTGTCAATCCAATAGGCAACTTGACACGTGAAGTAAGTAAAGTCTCTTAGAGATACTTCTCCCACCAATTCATCGTGAAGGAAGATTCCGTATATGACCTTCGTTTTGTCGGTTGCTTCTGATCTTTCAATCAACCACTCTCTGTGGTACTTCTTGTTCTCTTTTTTTAAAAAAGAAAGATCAAGACTAGCCGAGCTGTCTAGGCTTTGAACCACAACGTTTTTATGTTCTAGATAAAGATGGGTGTCATGAAGATTTTTCCTCACTGTAATGGCGCTCCTCACAATCTCGGGCAAAACTTGGAACTACATAGATTTGGGAGCAAACGGCGCAAGTCCACTGATTATCATGTGTTTTAGTCATACTCCTTCTATTTTATGAGCTACCTGCAGGAATGAGTGTATAGAACAACATCCTCTGTGTGGTCGCACTCCCCGCAGGAGATGGGCTCTGCTCCGTGGGTAACGCGGTGTCGTAGGAGAGATAAAGTGCTCCCTCTACTTCTGTGTCCTCAGGGATTCCCGCTTGGTCCACCTCTACTAACCACGCTCTGACATCACTAACGTAGGTCGGCACACCTTCTGGGGTCTCCATAAAAAAGAAAAGAGCTGCCGAAGTTCTAACGGCTGAGGACGTGGGGGGAGGGGCTACTACTCCTAGCAGGGGTTCTGGTTCTGGTTCTGGTTCTGGTTCTGTATCAAGAGCCATGATTGCTTCCAGAGCAATGTCTGCGTCGCCTAGGGCCATTGAGTACTGGCTTTCGTTGGATTCTGCGTCCCACTCAAGGGATTGATCCGGACCTTTTTCAAAGCCATGAGCTTTCATCAAAGCCTCGGCGATTTTCTCTCTTATCTCCATTATTATTCCTTACTCCTTTTACGATAGGATTTCCCTATGAATCACTATAACGTTGTATTTGCCACTCCCGGTAAAGATATGCACAGGGAATATGTCATGAGCCTTGTAGCTAGCTGCGCCTGGCTGGCGGAGCAGGGTATGACCTTTACGCTGATTAATCGTACATCATCCTTTGTCGCTAGCGCAAGGGAGTGGACGGCTGTCTTTAGTGAAGGCAGTAGATGGGACGTGAATGAGATTGGTTCGGGAGCTTTCACATACGATCGATTAGTGTGGATCGACTCGGACATCTCGTGGACTGTCGAGGCGCTGAAGAATTTGTTGGCGCATGATCTTGATGTTGTCTCAGGGGTTATGCCGATAGATGTTAACGGTCGAGTAGGTATGACGAGGTTCACGGAGGGGGGAGCTCCTACTGTTATGAGCTGGACGGACATTCTGTTTGAAGATGACGTCTTTGAAGTAGACGGTGTTAGTTTTGGATTCCTTGCGGTGAAGAGTGGAGTTTTTGAGAAGATGCCACGTCCTTGGTTCAAGATTCGAGAAGTTCCTCTCCCTGAGGGGGGTGAAGATTTCTTCGTAAATTTAGGTGAAGACTACTCGTGGTGTCTCAATGCTCGAGAATCTGGGTTCACAATTTGGGTTGATAAAAATATTTCAGTCAACCACCAAAAAGAGAACACTCTTCATTTTTAAATTAAAAACCAGCAAAACTATGACGAAGCGACTAACTTAACAAAACTATCAACTACCTTAATACTGCATGATTAGCTTAATAACAGACCTTTTCTACCTAACCCCACGTATAAAAGTTTTTTAAATCTGAGGAGGGGTAAATTAGGTCTTATATTATCGTAATTACCGTATTGCCAGTTTCGCTAAGTTAGTGTTTGGTCGCTTCGTTAGTAGATATAAGGATTTTGCAAAAAAAACACGTTTCCCCTTGTCAGCTACTTCGGAGGGTGGTAGGTTAAAGTTGCATTGCATTGCATGCATTGCATGTATTGATATGTTTTAGTCTACATTGCAAAAAAAATAATACGATATACAGATAGGAAAGGCAGTGGTTAATAATTCAAAAAAGATACTTGAGGGACTTGGCTATGATATTGAAGATGCAATAGCTAAAGACGCAGCCCTCACTAAGGCACGATCAAAAAGTCCATACGTGTGTCTGTGTGGACACCCGGTGAGTAGTCATACTCCAGATCCTGAGGACGAGAGCAAGACTGTTTGTAAGCCAACCAGGATGTGGTGTCACTGCACGTCTCTCAATCCCGTACTCAAGGTGCAGGACACGAGAAAGTTCTACCGAAAGACAAATAGTTACGGAGTTGAGCACGCACTGATACGTGGAATTGTTGCCTCAATGCAGGCTGACAAACACACTGAGGTGATTGAGGAACGATACAAGTGCATGATTCCCAAGTGTAAAGTCAAAGGCTCTTCGAGTGCTATCCATCCTGTTCTTGTGGAATACGGACTCCCAAACTTCCCCAAGGGGAAGCTAGTCAAGAACCATAAGTTCACCAAACTTTCAGAGTATGAAGTAGACTTGAGAGATATTTTGATGTGCCAGGAACACCTAGATGAGTTCGTATTAAGGAGCATTAGATAATGGAAAAGAAACTACGTGAACTAAAAGAAATGGGAATCTTGAATGATGTCTCCTTCTTCAGCGTCTTATCAATAGTCACTGAATTCAAGGCAGATGTTCTTTCAATGATTGAAGACTGGGAAGCAGGTATTGATCCCGAAGATAAAACTCTGTACAGTCTTGCTTTACGGAGAACGGTTGACCTTATCAACGGCAACAGTTCTGTGGATAATAGAGACGAGGAAGGATAACAATGTCTGACGAAATAAATAAAACCCCCAGGGAGTACTGGGCTGGTCCTCACATGCCACCTCCAGCTCCTGCACCACTTACACCGTTTGTCTCTTCTCGTGTACCTGAGACAAAGTGGGAAATCACCCCCGAGCCAATAACCGAGGAAGAGTCAGGGCGCATTATGAACGTAATTGATTCGGGACTAGAGCCTGAAGAGGGAAATATAAATCCCAAAACCCCCACAGAGAAGGCGCACAAATCAGCCAGGATTAATCCGGACACTCCTCGAGTTCTTGGACTTGCAGTGTTCCTGGTGTTTGTCCTCATGGTCTCCTCGTTCATTGTTTCGTTCTTTGGTATCTGGGGAGTCTCTCAAGAAACAACAAACATCCCTGATGCAATTACCTGGCTACCGGCACTCTTCTTGGATGCTGCGATTCTCGCCTACACAATCAGCTACTTTGTGTTTAAGGCTAGGGGTGAGCCAGTTGTCAAAACCAGGTTTGCTTTGTGGGCCTTCGCTTTGCTGTCAGTTGCAGCGAACATTGCTCACACACTTGACGGCATTACTCCAGAGATGAGTACCTACTCTGTGGCAATCGGTCTGATGATTACCGGATCGGCTCCTATTGCTGTGGTCCTCTCTATGGAGGAGATTGCACGACTGGCCTTTGAAAGGTCACCGGATAAGAAAAAGTAAATCAGTTTATATAATAACTAAATAGCACTACGAGAAACCCGCTGGTTGTCATACGACTGGCGGGTTTTTTGCCCCCGGTCACCAACCTGATTGTTTGGTAAAGTCTAGATTGTCCCCAGAGACCTCTCTCGGGATGTCGTACTCTGATGTATGAGTGCGAAACTCTGTAATGAAATAGAAGGAGAACTATATGCTCACCTCGAAGGACTTCTGGACTGCTGCACTTGAGCGTGCGGTCACGGCCTTCGCAGCTGCACTTATTGCAGCTATCGGATCGGACCAGATCGGTGTCCTTGACATTGACTGGACTGGAGCGGCCTCCCTTGCGGGAACAGTCGCTGTGCTGTCCATCCTCACTTCCATCGTCTCCGGCGGATCAAGCAAGACCCACTCGGTCGCTTTGTTCGGCCCGGAACGAATCCAGGTTCCTGAGCCCCCTAAAAAGGCAACGGCAACCAAGAAGGCCCCTGTCAAGAAGGCAACGGCCAAGAAGTAGGAACACCAACGGTCCCCGCCCTGGGTAAAAATGCCCGGGGTGGGTCTGACCAAAAAGGACTAGATGTTAGATTCTTTAGAAAGTACACCCGAAGACGAGGATACTGAGCCAGCTCACGATACTCCTGTAGATTTACGGCCTGACCTCTCCGAGATCGGCCTGAACGAAATGGAAAAAGGTGTCGTTGAGGATACCTATGACAACCGTAGCGCTCTGCGTCGAGCAAAATTCACTTGGGATCCGGTCTACTCCCAGAACGGCACGCCCACTGGGTTGATAGCGGCCCGCTCTCCAGAACAACTTAAGGAACGGAGACTCCTTTCTCTCGTTGAGAAGAAGCCTCTCCTAGTAGATCCTTCTAATGTCAACGGTGACTACCTCACAGGCCTGGATCTTTTGGTAGATGAGGAAGCTTCTAAGCTCTCCCCACCGTGGGTTATCGCCTCAACGCGGGCCTGGTTGAAGGAGCAAGACAACGGCGGGCCTGCTTCCCCTACTCGTGCCCCGCTCGCTCACCCGCACCGCTGTATTCGAGTTAAGTCTGACGGTGTGCGCTGCATGCTGTGGGGATCCGGAAGGATCAAAGACGGTGGGCTATGCCGTATGCACTTGAAGTCGGCCCGGAAACCCGGCGAGGACGTAGAACGCGCCCGCCGTAAGCTTATGCAGTCCGCACCTTACGCGGTAGACGTTCTTGAAGAGTTGATGGAGAATGCTGCTCTTGAGCAGGTACGCCTGAAAGCCTCAACGGAGATCCTAGACCGAGCCGGAGTACGAGCTGGGATGGATATCGGCGTGGAGATAGGGCTTATGGACGCCCGTAGCCCTGCTCAGATCGTAGCTGAAAGACTTTCACGGCTTGCAGAAGGAGCCAACGCTCTTCAAGCACGGCTTGCTCATCAAGAAGAAGAAGAAGTAGTAGAAGCAGAAGTAGTTAAGGAAGAGAAATCTGATGACACAACAGATAGCTGATCAAGCGGCCCGGCTTGCAGACAGACTCTTTGAGGATATACAGCTGGCAAGGACACGAGACGAGCACATTCGTGTAACGGCTAGGGCTAATGAGGCTCGCGAGCTAGCCAACGGCTTGCAATTATTAATTAAATAAAATACTATGCTATTTTATTAATTAATAATTTGTTTGTCAAATCGACAGGAGAGGACATGAACGAACCTACAACCTGCTTCTGGTGCGATCACCCGCTGAATTCCGAGGGGATCTGCTCTCACTGCGCCAGCGATTTGCGTATACTAGATAAGTAGTGTAGAAATAGACACTACCTGCACCGAAGGGGCTTACCTCCTTTCACCCTAGCGGTGTAGGGCTCAGAGAAGAGCTACTGAAGGCCCCCCGTTCTTCCCAGCGGGGGGTCTTCTTCTTTTATTGCCAGGATTCAGAAGATCTGTCGAGACTTTCCGTGAGACGGAAAAGGTCCCCGTACAAAGTTAATTTTAAACTTGTACGGAAATGTGCTATAAATGAACTATGACAGAAACAGAAGCACTACCCAGCATATTCGCAATATTTATTGTTGTTCCTACATTGGTATCCGCTTTCGTAATCATTTGGTTCTTTGGCCGTGCACAGATGAAGGCGGATTACTACCCCGAGCACTGGAAAGATGTTCCGTAAAAAAATTTAACCGGGTGCTATATAATAAAAACACGACGGCCAGAAAGGAGAAAAAAATGGCTACCACATATGAAGGGAAGGAATTCATTTTTACCTTCCCCGGTTCAGAGACAAACTACGATCTCAACATCTGGGATCGCAGGGGGTACGAGACCGAATACGCAGAGGAGGGCTGGGCTATCAGTGTCTATGAGATCCCATACATCGGCTCACCGTATGGCTCAGGCGAGTTCCGTGAGGACCTCAGCTTTGACCTCACCCCAGAAGAAGCCAAGAGCCTAACCCTGGGATGGGATCCGGCGCTCGGAGGGGACTACTGCCCGGACTCCGACTTCTGGCTTGATGTTCAGGGGTTCATGGACACCTACACGAACATCCCGGCTCGAGTACGCGAACTACTCGAGAACCTGCCCTAGATTGCTGGCGAGGACCTCCGTAAAAAACGACGGGGGTCCTTGCTACAATACAAATACAACGGTCCGAGAAAAGGAGAAAAAATGGACTACATGTTAGAACAACCCGAGCCCCAGGCTATTCGGGAAGAAAAAAGAAACCTAGTTTGTTTCAACGACGACTGCGCCATGTTTGAGTCCGAGGTAGAGATTCTTGTAGAGATTGAATACTGGAGTGACACCGAGGCACGGTTCGATTGGGAGTGCGACTCCTGCCGAACAATGTACGATCGAGAGTTCAATCCGATGGATGACATCGATTGGGATTCCTACTACGAAGGGAGATAGTGATGTATAACGGCAGGTATGGCACTGTTGAGTGCCTGGTGTGTGGGAAAGATATAGAGCCAGGATCGGAGGAGGCCGTAAGCCTTCACGACGGCGAGGATATCTCACCCGTTGCTCACCTATTCAGCTGGATGTGCGACAGCGATTGCGTTGAAGAATACGCCGACAACAATGAGTCAAGCTACTTCGAAGGGTAGCTACCACGAGGGGCCTGTCCGTAAAAAACGGATGGGCCTCTCGCTATAATAAAAATGTCCGAACGAAAAGGAGAAAAAAATGGGATTGGACATGTATCTATCAGTACGGAAATACGTCAGTGCAATTGATTGGAGAGGAGTTGACAAGCTTGGCCCGGAAGAGTCAATCAGCGATTACCCCAACCTTGACTACGCCGAGGTCACGGAACGGCTTGGATTGAAGCCTTTCATCGCAAATGCGGCACACTCCGGCATGAACGTGACCGCAACCGCTGTCTACTGGAGAAAAGCTAATGCCATCCACAAGTGGTTCGTAGACAACCTCGCTGACGGCGTGGATGACTGCAGACCGCTGTGGGTTTCAACCGACCACCTGAAGGAGTTGTTTTTTAACGTGTGCGAGGTATTAGCTAGCAATAAAGACCCACAGGTAGCCGAGGAGGTTCTTCCATCAGAAGACGGGTTCTTCTTTGGCGACACCAGTTACGGTGAGGCGTACTGGGATGACCTGGAATACACACAGAAAGCCCTAGAAAAAATCTTGACTCTGGCTGAGTCGGATGAGGGTAAGGCTGTGGACTTCGAGTATCAAGCCTCCTGGTAGGCCTCAAGCGGAAAGACCCTCGGTGAAAGCCGGGGGTTTTTCTGTTTCCGTAAAAAAACAACAATAGGGGTTATATAATAAAAACATAACGACGGAGCTACGAAAGGAGAATCATGAAGCTCAAGCGTTCCAAGGACCGGAAGGTCACCAATCTAGTCACACCGAACGGGAAGGCCCCGTCCATTGCTAACACCTTTGGACTACCAGCAGGTAAGGCCTACTCATGCCCCGGCGCGACGTCCATCTGTGAGAGTGTCTGCTACGCGGGCAAGCTCGAGAAGGTATACAAGAACGTCAAGGCGGTCCTGGTACACAACTGGGAACTGCTGAAGGACGCGGATCTCGATGAGATGCGACGACTACTCACTGAGATGGTCGACGACTTCATCACGGACTGCAACCGACGGCAAGCGCCTAAGGACTTCAGAATCCACTGGGACGGCGACTTCTTCTCGGACACCTACGCTATGGCGTGGAGGATGACGATGGAGTCACGGCCCGAGGTCAACTTCTGGGTCTACACCCGGACCATGAGTGCGGCACGGTTGCTCAAAGGCACATCCAATCTGTCCCTGTACTTCTCGGCAGACAACGAGAACATGCCGATAGCGCTCACGTTACGGCGTGAAGGGATACTGCTTGCCTACCTGGCGGATACTTTTCAGGAAGGTCAGGCACGGATGAAAGAGGCAACGGGCAAGCCCGGAGCCAAATGCCCGGAGAACACTAAGCAGATCCCATTGATTAGTGTCAACGGCTCGGCATGCATGGTGTGCCAGCTATGTCCTAAGGGCAAGGCTGACATCGTATTCAGTGCCAGCAAGTCCTAGCGGAGTCCCCCGGTGAGAGCCGGGGGTACTTCCGTAAAAAATAAAATTGCTTGGAGATATAATAAAGATAGCAACGACGAAAAGGAGCAAGACAATGGAAACAACTGAGATGACAAATTTCTACCGGAAGCACTACGGAGTTTTGGTAGGGAGAAAAATAATCGCAATACGATCAATGTACCCCGAAGAGATGAAACTTTTTATGTGGTACGGAGACCCCGGTGTGGTTATTGAGACCGACAAGGGACTGATTGTCCCCTCGAGCGACCCGGAAGGCAACTCTCCCGGACAGCTACTGCTAGACGGATTCGAGTAGTCCGTAAAAAATTGGGGAGCCTCTCGCTATAATAAAAACAGATAGCGAGGGGCTTCCCTCAAAAAAAACGACAAAAGGAGAATGACATGCCTAACTGGGTATCTAATCAAATAAATATCACGGGACCTAAAGAAGAACTCGATAGGCTCCAAAAGCAAGCCGCAACGCCTTACCAGACTAAATCGTCTGTACTCACCGAAGACGGATTCGAGTGGGTGGACGCAGAGAACCAGGAGGAACTTTCATTCTGGAACTTTGTCAGTCCCGACGAATCAATCCTGGAGGAGTATTTTGGCCCGGAGGCTAACAAGACTCTGGAGCAAGCGCTTCGACACGAGACCAACCACTGGTACGACTGGAATGTCCGCAACTGGGGAGTCAAGTGGGACGCCAGCTATGTGGGAGTGACCCAAGTGTCTGACACGGAGATTGCCTACACCTTTGAGACACCGTGGGACGCAGTCGTTCCGGTATTCCTGAAGATGGTGGAGGAGTATCCTGCCCTTGACTTCGAGTACCGATATCTGGAGGAGCAAGGCTGGGGAGGGGAGCTTCACGCCTCAGAAGGTATCTACTGGATAATGGACGAGTGGGAGATTCCGGAGACACACGAAGACCGCGTGGACAAAATTGGCTACTGCCACTGTGCGGAGGTCGGCACGCGCGAGGAGGACATCAAGTACTTGTTCGACGATTGTCCCCCAAAAATGGTCTTGATGGCCAGCAAGTAAGATACTGGAGGGGGCGAGTAACGGCTCGCCCTCTCTAGTCCTAGAAAAGGAAGAAAAATGGAAGAAGAAACAGAAACTATCGGCGAGGTCGAAAGAACTCTTCACTACTTCGCTGATGACGGTAACTATGGGTCTGCGGACGGACTTACGATCATGGAGTCTACCCATTGGGACGAAATTGATTGGTCAATTATTGAGGGAGCACCCGAGCACTTCCGCCCAATGGTTGCCCGGTTGATTACAGAAAGCTATGAACCGGACGCTAATGAACAAGCCCTACGCGCTGAGTTTGCTAAGTACGGGGTTGACATTAGTGACTATGAGAAAGACTAGTAAGTAACTGGGGGGAATTGACTTGGGGGTTTCCCGTCGTTTCCTCCACGGTGTTGGTGGTCACCGTTATCAAAATCACTATTTTAGTTTCCGTAAAAAATGTCTGAGGTGGGAGATACAATAAAGACAACACAGCAACAAGCCCGTTGTTGTGAAAAAATGACGGAGTGAAAGGAGATAGCAATGGCTATCGTCAGAAAGCGCAAGGTAAGCAAGGTTACGATTGTCGAGGACACCAAGACGGTCACCAAGACCGCCGTGGAACTTACGGACAGCGAGCAGGAAATCCTGGAGTCGTTTCTGAAGGCACGAACTGAAGAAACCGAAGCCAAGAAGGAGAAGGAACGCCTCTCCGCCCTGGTGAAGGACATTATCGGTGACGCTCAGGTCGCTCTGGTGAACGGCGAAGTCCGAGTGGAGTTGCTCCGCTACCCACGAGTGACAATCGACTCGAAGTTGTTGTTCGAGAGTTTCACCGAAGCCTACGAAGCCACGGCACGCCAGTCCGTGGTCACCCGTATCCAAGCCAAGTAACACACGGGTCGGCTCCCCTCCGGGGGAGTCGGCTCACCCTAACGAAAGGAAACAAAATGGGAAACATGACGGCACGAGAATTAGCGTTTCTAGGTAATGAAGGATTAGGACTAGACACCGCTATCTCATTCCACCTTACGAGCAATCACTTTCCGCCGGTACCGACGATTATGGTCGGCGCGTGTGTCGAAGCGATAGACAACGCTAATGAAGGCGAGTGGGACAAGTTAGTCCAACTACCAGAAGGTGTGGGGTACCGGGGAAGGACTGTCGCACCGACAAAAGCGATCATTGAGCAACACCACCTTGACTCATTCCTAGACGACACCGAGGACTGAGCGACAAGGAAGCCCCTGAGAAATCAGGGGTTTCTTTGGTTCCGTAAAAAACTGAAGCGCACGGTTATACAATAGAAGCATACAGGGACAAGCCCTGGAAAAGGAGAACGACATGAGTGATGTAGTAATTATCAAAACTGACGGTACTGTCGAAGCCCACAAGTTGTCCGGGGATTCAACCGCCGACTTCAACCTCATCAGAAACGCCGTCGAGGGCTTTGTGGAGCGAGTTCCTATCTCTGACTACACCCAACTGATGTGGGTGAACGAGGAGGGCAAGTTGCGTGGACTCCCCCACAACCCGAAGGCTCAGACCCTCTGGGACTCACAATGGGGAGCCGGAACTGACCGGATTGTGGGAAATGTGGTCATCACGGGTGACGACACCGAAGAAGGCGAAACAGGCACTCTCCCCGAAGGAGAAGCCGAACGGCTAGTGGCGCTACTGTCCTAGCCGACACGGAGAAGCCCCTGCTACGGCAGGGGTTTCTTTGTTCCGTAAAAAATGTAAAGGCGTGGCTATATAATAAAACTACTAGCCCAAACGGGTTAGTAAGACGGGAAACATAAAACGAAAGGGGCCAGAAATGGCTAGAAGTATCGCAGTCCGTATCAAGACGGAGAAGGTTATAGCCTCGCTAGAAGCCTCACTTGAGAAGATGCAGCACGACAAGGAGAACGAGAAGCCACTCAGGGAGAAGTACGACAAGGAGTTGGAGGCTTGGACTCAGAAGGTCAAGAAGTACGCTCTCACCATGCCCAAGCCTAAGGACATGGACATGGTCGCGGTTGGGGGAGGCTACTACCACCGTATTGCCTCGGACAACCCTGAGGATATTGCTGTTCAAATAGTCCTTGCGGTTCCGGCTAATAAGGTTCCAGAACGCCCCGAGGCTCCTGACGCTGTTGCGGCTTGGCAGTACCGTGATGCGGTGGAGAACATTGAGAACGCGCTCCGGTTGCTCCGTATGACCGACCAAGAAGAAATCAGCACGGGTACTTACAGCAAAATTGCTCAGTACCTCTAACGGCTGGACAGCCCCTCACTACGGTGGGGGTTGTTCCCGTAAAAAATATCGGGCACGGTCTATACAATAAAGACATACCGACACCGAGTAAAAGGCTGGGTGCGGTCTACTGAGGAGGTAGTAATGATTATCGAGAGTGCGGTCAGGGATAGTTCCCTGGAGTTGTACCTGGACAATGCTCACGGCATTGCCTTTGACACCTGCCACAAGATTTATGTCTTGATGGACAGCGAGCAGATGGGTCTGATGCGGGAGTATGAGTATGACCCTTTGATTTCTTCAGACGAGATGACACCTGCCGAGATGTACGAAACGGTGGCTGGCTGGTACGAGGAGTCTTGCCAACTGCGGTTTATCCAAGCCGTCACCACAGCCCCAGATAACCCCAACGAGGGCTATGTAGATATAGTTCCCCAGTTCCTACTGTTCAACGAGGACGAGGACGAGGACTGATAAGGAGAGTGCCCCTCTACGGAGGGGTACTTTCCGTAAAAAGTGGCGTGGTGCGCCGATACAATAAAGACACGGACAGCAAAGGAGGACAATTATGTCTGAAAAAGTGACGGTGGCACACCTGCCTACCTGTAACTTCTGTACCAACCTGGCAGGATATGACGCTAGGACGGTGTTAGGCGCGTGGGCTTACCTATGCGAGGAACATTTCTACCCCATGACCGAGGGACGGCTTGGGACTGGCTACGGTCAGAAACTAATCCTGGAGGAGGCATGATGGCAATAGTAGTTAGGCGCTACGGCGTTACACCAACACGCGCCGGTCTGGTATCGACCTGCGTGGAGTGTGGGAGAGTATTCGACCTCACCGATGAAACTGACGCTAACGAGTTAGCCTACGGACACGACTGCGAGGTGTGAGTGACACGGCACGCCCCCTCTCCGGAGGGGGTGCTGTCGTTGTCCCGTAAAAAATTGGGAGTAGTGGGAATAAAATAAAGGTATCAACGGGAGGAGGAATGATGATATGTCAATACTGTAATGAGAACCCTGTCCGGGAAGGCTGGGCTATCACCTGCGCCGTGTGTACTTTCATGTGTACACGGTGCAAGGAGGACACACCCTACGAATTAGGAGTGTCCTGGGATAGGTACTGTGACCCCTGCGGTGTTGCGGTGGCTTCTGTCCCATTCTAAGCGACTCCCCCTCTCCGGAGGGGGTTTCGCCGTTCCGTAAAAAACATGGAGGGGGGCTTATACAATAAAGACATGACGGGGGGACACTAGGGCTTTCCGCATAACCTGAGGAGGACACCATGGGTGACCGTTCGAATATCGCGATTGTCTACCACACCGGAGAAACTATCTACCTGTACGGGCATTGGCTCGGGCATGAAAGTCAGAGGATTGTCGCACGCGCAATTTCTGAGGGCAGGCGAATGGAAGACGAGTCTTATTTCGCTCGGATTCTTTTTAGCAAAATGATTGCTGAGGACATTGCCGGCGAAACCGGCTTCGGTATCGCACCGTATGAGGTAGACCAGGACTACGGCAATCCCACAGTTACCGTGGATTTTCGTGACCACACGGTGATGCACGACAACTGGGATAACGCTGTCCCGTTCGCTGACTACCCCCGGCTAGTACTGGTATAGCCTGACGGGAGCCCCTCACTTCGGTGAGGGGCTACCCCGTTCCGTAAAAAATTGGCTACGGCATGGATACAATAAAGACAACAGCAGGGGAAATACCCCTACGGGAGGAGAGTCATGGATACGGCTACGGTAGTAGGATTGGTGGCTACTACACCACGATATGTAGAAACTATTGACGGGAAGCGTGTTTTATCTTTTCGTCTGGCGTGCCCTCAGAAGGGTTACGACAGGGACACCGGCGAGTGGGTGCCTAAAGACACAAACTGGTACACGGTGCTGTGCTTTGACGATGTAGCAAGCGACTGTGTCGACAGGGTTGGCAAGGGGAGTCGGATTGTTGTAGTTGGTAATCTGATGAAAGTCACAGATTGGTCTGCTGACAGCCCCTCGGGTACTTCGGTAGAAATACACGCCCACACCCTGGGTAACCTGGGGAAGAACATATCCTAACGGTAACCCCCTCTCCGGAGGGGGATTACCCGTCTCCGTAAAAAATCACACGGTGCTTCGGTACAATAAAGATATGGAAAGGAGGTCAGCAAATGTCTGACATAAAATACCCTGAGGTGGAAGTAGAACTGGTAGGACAGGACGGCAACGCGTTCGCTGTTATGGCAAGAGTGAGCAAGGCTCTCCGCCGGGCTAGTGTGGCTCAGCAGGAGATTGACGAGTACCTCAAGGAATCTACCTCTGGGGACTACGACCACCTAGTGGCAACCGCCACCCGGTGGGTTACGGTTCACTAACCCCACACGGCACTAGCCCCTCTTCGGAGGGGTTATTGTCGTCCGTAAAAAATGCGGTGAGGACACCATACAATAAAGACATAGACAAGGAGGCACTAGAACTCTTTGCTATAACCTGAGGAGGAACTATGTACGAGGTCGAGACCAGAATGGTCATAACCACACCACGGTGTCCCGAGTGCGGAGAGGCTGGCATTCTCCAAATCCCGGCAGACGGCTACGACCGCTGGGCAGAGGGTGCGCTTATTCAAGAAGCCTTTCCCAACCTTTCCCTAGCCCTTAGGGAACAACTGAAGACCGGCTATCACGGCGCTTGCTGGGATACGGCTTTTGGACCCGTCCCTTTTTAGCCCCACACGGCAATTCCCCGGCTTAGGCTGGGGTTTTGTCGTCCCGTAAAAAATGAGGGAACACGGGAATATAATAAAGACATAGACACCAAGCAAAAGGCTTAGTGTCACTACCCTGGAGGAGTACCTATGAGTACACGGGCAAAGGTAAGGGCAAAAGTCCTTGCAGATGGTGGGACCTTTGAGGAGGGCTACACCGGCTGGGCAAGCGACACCTACTGGGTCGAGGTAACACTCTCCGATTCAGAAACGGTGTGGGCTTGTGAGGCGACAGAGTACGACAGCCTCTGGACCCTGAGGGTCGAGCAAGAGGATAGCGAAACTCGCGCTCAGATGTGGAGCTATGTCTGGGACAAGGTACGCTTTCCCGTAGTTCGCCGTGATAGCTTCTCACAAGCTGTCTAACCCCCAAGCCCCTGTCAGAAATGGCAGGGGTTCCTGGGGTGCCGTAAAAAAATTCTATCGAAGGTCGTACAATAAAGACAACGGCACACGGGGTACGCCTGTGAGCCACTACCTGAGGAGGCACTATGAGTGACAACCCTTTCGACAACCTGGACATTATCAACCAGGACGCGATTGACGCGATGGATGACGAAACCGTCAAGACGGTTTGGGAAATCCTTACCAAAGCCGGCTACTAGGCGAGAGAGGGCGGGGAAACCCGCTCTCTCCCCCTACCCCAACAGAAAGAGGAAAGAATGTTAGAAAGAATTACACGGGTAAATTACTACTGGAAAGACACGGTAATCCCTGGAGATACTGACGCACAAGTAGTTATCCTGAACGATAGCGACAAGTACGAACAAATGTCTAATGATGGAAGTTTCGATGAGCGTATCTGGTTCTACTTTCAGAATGAAGATGAGTTCCAACGAGCCTTTGACCCCGCTAACACGGAGTTCGAGTTCGTCCTCACCGGAGGATAGGTTTTCCTCCCAGGGAAAAAGCACAAGCCCCGCCATTTCTGGCGGGGTTTTGTGTGTCCGTAAAAAGTTAGGGGACACGGGGATACAATAAAAACATCAGCACGGAACAAGCGGTGTTCTGTGTCTAACCCTGGAGGAACTATGTATTACTTTGTTACGGTTATAGAAAAAGCCTCACGAGAGATTGTGGCGACTTATCTTGACGCCTTTGAGTCTGACGCTCACGAGAGGGCTCAGACCATTGGAACCATTGAAGGCTACGCGGTGTTCATTACTAGTGGTGACCCACTCTCATAGCAACTAGGGGAGCCCCAGCTTAGGCTGGGGTTTCTGCTGTCCGTAAAATTCGATCGACACGGACGATACAATAAAAGCACAGACAGGGACACAAGGTTTCTGTCCTAACCCTGGAGGATAGCAATTATGCGTTCACACGATGGATTGGCAGAATGGGCTTTGGAACAAGCCACCACACGGGAGCAAATTGCTCACCACATCGAGCGTTTGCGCGATGATGCCCTGATGATTCACGACTACCCCGAGCAGGCTATCGCCTTTATCGAGGACGAACTCCGTGAGATTCGGGTGCTACTGGCTAGGGATTCAGACTAGCCAGACACGGAACCCCTCTCCGGAGGGGTTTCGGTCGTCCGTAAAAATCGATCGAAGGACGGAATACAATAAAAACATCAGCACGGAAATACCGGGCGATTGCTGGGAGGAGTGGCTATGCCCACTTTGGTTGTCACGGACACCAACAAGATTGGTGTCGATGGTTTGGTGGAAAGGCTTGCCGACCACATCATTATGGTAGTCGATAGGCGCGGGTATGGTGAGCAGGACAATGTCCACACCATCACGCTTGCCGACACCATTCGCAACACGGAGGCGCACGGGCTTGCCTGTCGCCTAGGGTTTCTCGCCCACATCGAGTAGCCCTGCCCATACTGTCCCCTCTCCGGAGGGGATAGTGTGCGTTTGCTGTCCGTAAAATTCGATCGAAGCACGGAATATAATAAAGACACAAGCACACGGGAACCCCTGTGGCTTACCTGAGGAGGAACTAATGAGTGAAAATATGTGTTCAGGCTGTGGCGATATCTGCCGGGCAAGTGAATCAAAGTGCGGTATCTGTAGAGGGGGGTGGTGAGAGATGGGCATCACGGAAATGTTCCAACTGATTCGCCAAGTCTGGTCAGACTCTATGTCAGACAATGGCGCTATCTGGGAACGCTCTAACGCGGAACTACAGAATGCTAAGGCTAACTACCCCGACCTGTACGAAGAAGCCCTGGCTATGGCATACGAGGCGAGTGTGAATCAACGATGAGCCAGACACCAGACACGGCTTATGGGGTAACGCTCAGTTTCACATTCCACGAGCCACGGAACAAGACACGGGAAGAAGCCGAGCGCTTTATCAACGAGTATGTGAGCAGACTCGCCGAGAATGACGAGAGTGACCTACCCGAAGTCCGATGGGACGATGTGGAGTGGAACATCGTGGAACTACTGCCAGAAGCACAGTAAGCCACAAGCAAGCCCCTGGCGAGAGCCGGGGGTTTTGCTGTCCCGTAAAATTCGATCGAAGCACGGAATATAATAAAGACATAGCACAAGGGCACAAGGTCCTAGTGCTCTAACCCTGAGGAGAAAGAAATGCTGAAAGAGAAACTGACCACACTGCCGGAGTTGTACAGCACGGACGAGACGAAGGGCGACCTGCCTGCTGTTTATGTGTTCACACCAGACGCTGGAGCGACCTGGGTGCTTTGGGAGTACAGCCCCGAAGAAGGACTGGCGTTCGGGCTGTGCGACCTGGGCTTGGGCTTTCCCGAGATGGGATATGTCTCAGTCCCCGAGTTGGAATCACTACGCGGTAAGTTTGGCTTGCCTGTCGAGGTAGACACCAGCGTCACCACACGGTTCCAGGGCTACGAGAAGGCTGGAGTGTCGACCCCTGAGTACCTGATGGCTTGAGAGCCGTACCCCCCAGCCCCCACTCCGGTGAGGGTTGGGGCAGTGTGCTCGTAAAATTCGATCGAAGCACGGGTTATACTAAAAACATCACAAGGGAAAGGAGACAATAATGTCTTACACTTACAAAATAGTGTTTGTGATAATCACCCTGGGAGTGGTACTCTCTTTCCACGACACCTACTGGCCTTGGGCTATGGTTCCTCTGGTGCTTTCGGCACTGGTTGGCGCTATTGGGCTCAGGCTCGGGGGTCGAGGAAAATAAGTTTTCCTCCCAGGGGAAAAGGCAGACCCCCTACTTCGGTAGGGGGTTCTGTCATTCCGTAAAAAAGACATAGCACGGAGAATATAATAAAGACATAGACAGGGAGACAAAAGGGCTTTCTGCTATAACCTGGGAGGTCATTATGGCTAAGCAGTTTCGAGTCCTCGCAAGCAAGTCGGGCTTCAAGACGTTCGACTTCACTTATGACGCACACGAGGAGTCATACGCTCGCAAGGTCGCTAACACACTGAGCGATGAAAATTGGTCAGTGTGGTTTGAGACCCTCGATGACAAGCACCAGAGTGCGGTCATCAACGACCTAGACTTTGTCTTCGGCAAGACACAGTTCTAAGGCGCACGGCAGACCCCTGGCTTCGGCTAGGGGTTTTGTCGTTCCCCGTAAAATTCGATCAACACGACTTGTAGAATAGAGATATCACAGAGAGACACTAGGGCTTTCTGGATATCTGGGAAGGAAACAAATTATGTATCAGGTAAAAATCTTTACACACAGAGATGCCTCGCTCTTCGCCGAGTCTGAGACGTTCCAGACTAGGGAGGAAGCCGATGCCTACGCCACGTCTGTTGGCACGGGAGAGGGCTACTGGACCGAGATTCACCACTCGCAGGCGGTGTGGAGCAACTTCACATCACACGAGAGGCTTGCCCACCAGTAAGCCCTCACCCCAGGACCCCACTTCGGTGGGGCTTCTGGCATTCCGTAAAATTCGATCGACCCTAGGAATACAATAAAGACATAGACAGCAGGGAAATGCCCTGTGTCTACCTGGGAGGCACTAATGGCTCACAACTACAAGGTCAATGGCTGGTTCGGTTCTACCACGGCAGGGTGGCGTATCGCCCTGGAGCCTGCTTTCTTCGAGGACATCGAGGAGGCACGGCTCTATGCCCAGGGACTCCACCTAGCCAATCAGGAGGCTAACACGGAAGCCTACGAGGTCGAGGTCTTCAGACTTCGGGAGCGAGGTCTTGCTCTCCGAGTCCTGGAGTACAGCGCCTAGGACTACCCCAGGGACCCCACTTCGGTGGGGTTTCTGGAGTTCTTGCGCCGTAAAAATCCCGGAGTGAGATTGGTACAATGGAACCACACCACAAGGGAGCACAGGGCTCCTCGCGGAGCTCTCCACGAGAGCAAGCTCTAGCTCATCACCAGGACCCCACTTCGGTGGGGTTTCTGGCGTTTATAGGTTTTTACGATAAAGGTGTGTAGGGTAGTGGCAACTAACTAATATTTATTTCTAGGGGGGAATAGTGGCTAATCCAGATACGGACTTACAAGGGGTAGGGGTCTACTTAGAACAAAGATCCCCTAACAGACTGACCGGAGCTACTCACCAGCTGTTTATTTTTCCGGAGGGCTATACGCCTACACTTCAAAGGATTGTCCCTAAGGTTTTCCATAGGCATCTCAACAGGTACGCCCCACGGAAGAACTGGATCTGTGCGCCATTACACCTTAACGAGGTTGACTTTTCTGATGAGGAAACTGTGGCTGAGTTACTACTACCTCCGCTGGCTCGAGCTGTATGGGGAGAGTACACACTGGTTGGGAAGCCACTACTCTTCGAGGTATCAAAGAAGGACATGTTCGAGGTTGCTAGGAGAAAACTACCTACGCGGATTAATTTAAAGATAAAGACAATGCGGAGTGCTCACGGCTACCCAGAATCTGTAGTCGAGATCGAGAAGAAGGAGGAAGCAGATGGTTGATGTAGCACGGGATGGTGTAGGTAGGTTCCAGGGCCCGGTAAAAGGCTCAAGGGCAGTTACTGAGCTCGAATCATGGGACATCTTGGTTGATATCCTTAAACAGAGCTCAGACGAGGCTGTGGCCAAGAGATTACTTGGTGAGGTCCCTGGAGATGGAAGATACATCCCACGGAAGCCTAAAGGCTCCGGGATGTCACAAAAGGAAAAGAAGTTAATGAATATTGATGCTCTAGAAGGCCACACCAGCTACGAGAGGCCAAATGGGGATCTCTACTACAGCAGACCCTGGGGAGCTCACGCGGATGTCGAGGTCCTGAGGAAAGCCAGGGAAGCCACGGCTTCTGGCTCTGGCTCGTCGCTGTTTGCCTTGCTCTATGGATCACCAGGGTGTGGCAAGACTGCACTGGTCGAAGCGGCGTTCCCGGATGTTTATACGTTGATGGGAACTGGCGACACTGAGGTTGCTGACCTGGTTGGTGGTTACATCCAGAATGACGATGGTGGCTTCGAGTGGGTTGATGGTGATCTGTTGAAGGCTGCAGAAAATGGAGCTGTCTACTTCATCGACGAGATTGGGTTGATTGACCCCAAGGTTCTTTCAGTCGTGTACGGGCTGATGGATGGGCGGCGAGAGCTTTCTGTTACTGCCAACCCCCAACGCGGAACCATTAAAGCTCATCCCAACTTTTATGTGGTGGCTGCAACAAACCCCAATGCTCCTGGCGTGCGGCTTTCAGAGGCGCTGCTGTCACGCTTCACGATGCAGGCAGAGATGACCACGGACTGGGGACTGGCCAAGAAGTTAGGTGCCTCGGTCCGAATCGTCACTGCCGCCCAGAACCTGGCTAAGAAGCAGAGCTCGCGTGAGGTGTCTTGGGCACCTCAGATGCGAGAGCTCCTGGCGTTCAGGGATGTGTCAGAGCTTTATGGAACTGATTTTGCGATCTCTAATCTCCTGGCTTTGGCTCCAGAGATGGATCGTCCAATGGTTGCAGATGTGTTGACCAGGGTCTATGCTGAGGACCACCGACCAGCGAGGATTTAAGATGGAGCATTTGAGGCACAGTGATCCAGAAGGGGAGAGCCCTCCGCCCCCGATCGAGTGGCTGAAGGTCGGGACCACTGTTGCTGACCTGACCAATCAGCTCTCTGCCCGGAATGACATCATCGCCCTCGTCGGGCCTGATGCGGCACATGGTGCGCCAGCCTGCTTCTTCCCCCACCACTCTGAGGTTGAGCTCAACACCAACACAGCTTTTGGGCCCAGAACAGCCCCAGAGGATGTCGGGGACCTCACTGATCCCAAGAGGCAGTACGAGTTTCCTCGTGCAGTTGGTCTGATTGCCCACGAAGCCTTCCATGCTCGATACAGCAGGTGGAGTGCGTCTGAAACAGCAGATCAGCTCAATGCGGAGGAGTTCAAGGCCTTCGAGCTGCTGGAGGAGTCACGAATTGAGTATCAGGGGCTTCAGGATGTCCCACGGGTTCGTGAGTTCATTAGATCGGCTGTGATTGACATTAATCTTGAGCACCGCCCCGAGATGGAGCACACAGAGGCCGCTTTCCAGGTTTTTGGTTTAATCAATGCACGCGTTCAGGCTGGCACGCTCGAGGAGCGAGAGGTCGAGGATGTTGTGGGCCAAGTCACTGACTTTTTAGGCGCAGAGCTTTCCCTGCACTTGTCTGGAATTGTCTCGACGTTCCATGAGTCCAGAGATCTTTCGGAGAGGCACCAGCTGGCTCGTGAGTGGGTCGCTGCAAAGCATGAGGCGGCTGATCAGAGAGGGGAGAAGCCTGATGGTGGTTTTGACCCCGCAGCCCTGGCTCAGGCCGTAAAAAATGCGCTAGAAGATATTATCCTTACAGCTAGCATTGCTTTAGCTGACCAAGAGTCAGACGAGGTAGCCGAAGCTTTCGTGCTTGATGTCCAACAAAAGACAAAGCAGCGTAAGCGCAACGAGCAGGAGGCAGAGAAGCTGTTCAGCAAAGCTTCGGAGCTTAGCTCAAGCTTCACTCGGTCACACATGAAGCAGATGCGGGATCCAACCCCCGAGGAGCGTGCGGCTGCAGTTATCGTCGCCACCGAGCTGGAGAAGGCAAAGTACCACGACCGCATTGAGATTGAGACAGACAACTATCTTCCTCCTGGTCGACTTCGCACACGAGCACTTGTCCAAGCACGGGCAGCTGAGAGCAAGGGCCTCAGGCTGGCAAGCACACCCTGGCGTAGGACCAAGCGCAAGCACACTATCGACCCTTCTCTCACAGTGGGGGTGATGGTGGACATCTCTGGCTCTATGTCGAGCGCCATGGAGCCTATGGCAGTGACAGCCTGGGTCATGAGCGAGGCAGTTCGTAGGATTCAGGGGCGAGCGGCTATGATCTACTATGGCGACTCAGTGTTCCCCACACTCAGCCCTGGGCAGCACCTAGAGAAGGTCTACATCTACGGAGCCTATGATGGCAGCGAGGAGTTTGACAAGGCTTTTCGTGGGCTAGATGGGGCCCTTGGACTTCTTGAGGGCTCGGGTGCTAGACTGTTAGTGATATCGTCTGATGGACACTATCGGTCTGATCAGATTGAGCAGGCACGACATTGGATCACAGAGTGCGCCAAAGCCGGGGTTGCGATTCTTTGGTTGCCCTACGACACAGGGCGTAGTCTCAGCAGGCTCCTGGGCCCTGGTGTGCCCCAACATCATATTTCGGTGGTCACAGGAACTATGTCTCCAGCAGGCGTAGCCACACGCATTGGCCGAGCTGCAGCCGCAGCCCTGGCTCAGGCAAGTCAATAGAAGGAGAAAGAGCATTATGAGAGAAGAAGGATCCATAGTTATAAGCAGGCGCTACACCCCGATGCTGAGCGCAGCCCTGGGGCACTACATGAAATTCCTCACGGCCTCCCTCCATCGAGAAGAAGACATGGACATTGATCAAATGGCTGATTTCATGGAGGTGTACACGACAGCCGGAAGCCTCTGGGTCAAGGCAATGAAGTCCCAGGGGTTTGACCAGAAGGACATTGCAGCCCTGATGTCCATGATCGATGGTAGGCGCTTAGATGGTCTACTCTGATCTCATCCCCCTGATTCGAGAGGTGCTGTTTGTCGGAGAGCATTTCACGATGATGACTTCGGTTGCTGTGGACGAGGCCCTACGGGAGCCTGGTGAGTCGGACGACGAGTTTTACATCCGTCTTGCTTCGGTGGGTATAGAGCAGTACTACGGGTGGAATGTGCGGGAGCAGTCGGTCGATATTGCTGTCGTCCTGGAGTAGGGTTGCTATCATATAGGGGTGGATAAATCATATCGCCCCGTGGCCAACCCTGCATACGCCAAGGCCATCTCCGAGCTTCGTCGAAGCAACGCGGCGGGCACTCACGCGGACGCCAGATCGCGTAGAGAGAGAAGTCGAGAGGCGGCTCTCAAGGCGGCAATTAAACGAGAAACCGAGGCCGAGTGAATGTACTAGAGGTTACATACGTAACTCCTACCACCGCAGTTGCACTGGTCGACGACCCCAAGGATGGCTCCACTAAATTGGTGGTGGTGCACCTCACCGGGGAGGATGCTGTCGTGCTAGACTTTGACTCCTTGATAACTACTGAAGCACTGACTGCGGCAGGACCTCGAGAGGCGATGCGAGTCACTCGGGAACTTCGGAGTCAGCTGTGGGATAGTGAGAGCGGTCATGCGGTATCCTAATATAGCGCCCCTCGTAGGGGCCGTGAAAGAACGGTTTAACACAATGAAAGTTGATCTGAGTCGAGTAGTCTGGACCTCAGTTGCAGCCACTGGTTGCGCACTGGGCTCCATTGCCTCAGCCATCTGGGGCTCTTTGGATCTGACGCTGGCCCTTGGGCTGGTTGCAGTGGCCTCGGCTTTGCTGTCAACGCGAGAGGTTAGGTAATGGATAACGAGAAGACCCCAGAAACAAAAGCAGATGAGCAGGAGAGTGCAGTAGTCATTGAGGCTGTGGAGCCCCAAGAGACTCCCAAGCCCAAGGCTCCAGTTGCTTCGACCCCAGCTAGTTCTATCGAGCATGGCTCAGTCGTTTCGATGTCGGCGATTGTCGCAGGCAGTAACAGCCGGAACTCTACTTCTGTGCGGCTGGTCCAAAGACGGCTAATTGAACTTGGCCACATGGGTGCAGGGTCTGACCTTCCCGGTTGGCTCAGCAATGGCACTCTCGACGCCCTGGCTGAGTACATGGACAAGGCACGAGTCAAGGCGTCAAGCGAAACTGATCATGCGGTGATTGAGTCCCTGATGAAGGGCACACCCGCCAAAGTCACCAAGTAGCCCACACGGTTCTAACACGGGCAACCTTGGGCGCTTTTTCTGTTGGGGTGGTGCCCCCTGTGGGAGTGCCCCCTTACCCTAGCCAGGGGGGCGCTGGGGGTGACTTGAGTAGGCGCTACCCCAGGGGCTGAGACTCTACTAGGACAGTCTCCACCCCCAACGACTAAGCCCCCCTCTTTCGAGGGGGGCTAGCCTGTGATGACCTACCAGGTGGCGACTGTGCGAGCCCCTGTGAACTCCCAGGGGAGTGAGCCGTAAGCCAAGCGAGCCATGTCGTGGAATGCAAGCTCTTCGTTCTTGTAGGTTGCGCTAGCAATTCCAGTTCCCATTGCCTTGCAGTCTTTGGCGAACTCGCGAACCTGCGCGACTGTGTCGATTGCGAAGCTGTACTCTGTGCCGTTCATGTCCCTAGCTGTGATTCCAAACATTTTGCTACCTCCCAGATTGTGAGCCTGGCTTCGTGCCCTGCTCGTTGTAACTATTATTGCATGATTTATTAGAATAACCTAATCGCTTACATCCCGGGCGTGTCGCTTCTGGGTTGTAGGCTTTCATGCCGTGACCCCTCTAGAGTCACTTGCCTATGTCCCTGAGTAGCACGGTTGCCCACACGGTTCTAACACGGGCAACCTTGGGCGCTTTTTCTGTTGGGGTGGTGCCCCCTGTGGGAGTGCCCCCTTACCCTAGCCAGGGGGGCGCTGGGGGTGACTTGAGTAGGCGCTACCCCAGGGGCTGAGACTCTACTAGGACAGTCTCCACCCCCAACGACTAAGCCCCCCTCTTTCGAGGGGGGCTAGCCTGTGATGACCTACCAGGTGGCGACTGTGCGAGCCCCTGTGAACTCCCAGGGGAGTGAGCCGTAAGCCAAGCGAGCCATGTCGTGGAATGCAAGCTCTTCGTTCTTGTAGGTTGCGCTAGCAATTCCAGTTCCCATTGCCTTGCAGTCTTTGGCGAACTCGCGAACCTGCGCGACTGTGTCGATTGCGAAGCTGTACTCTGTGCCGTTCATGTCCCTAGCTGTGATTCCAAACATTTTGTTTCCTTTCCCAGGTAGCTTGGCCTTGTGCCTTGCTGATGTTTCTATTATAGACACACCCCCCTAGGGGTTGTCAAGTCTGAATCTGTTTTTCTGCATCCCGGGCGTGTCGCGCTTAGGTATGCGGGTATGTCTCTAGGGGGGGGTGTGACTGTGTACACCTAGCCCCTAGCCCCTACACGGGTGTAACACGGGCGCGAATTGGGGCAACCCTTCATGCGGTGGGTGGTCGCCCAGAGAGTCCCTGAGGGTTCCCTAGTACCTAGAGGGGAAGCCCCCCCCCTTACTTGCCTAGTTACTTGTGCGCCATTAGTCATACCCCAGGGGGCAGGGGTGTACTAGTTGAGCACGCTCTAGCACTTAGTTGCCTGTCTCTAGGTCAGGGGGTAGCCCTCAATGCTTAGGTGACCCTTACCCACCCCCACCCCTACGCTCAGGGAGTACACCTAGACATGCGGGTGATGACCTTTTAGAGAGTCTCTGAATCTCTAGGTTGATTGACCAACACCCCACCCCCCCTATCCCCAGCACATCACCCCACCCCCCACCCCTAGCACCCCACCCCCCTCACTAGTTGTCTCTCTTATGTCTCAATGTCTTAGTCGTGTCTAAATGTCCTAGTCAATGTCACTCAATGTCTTAGTTAATTTTTTTTTCGTCGAGTCTCCAAGATTTTTTTAGTGCCGGGTTTTTTAGCACAAACACAACACCCACCCCACCCCCCTGAATTACCCCACCCCCCTCCCGCCAAACAGGAAACAATCTCAACAGGGCTGAAATGTAAGCCCATCCAACTCACCGGTCAAATTCAAAAAAACATACTGTTCATATAAATAATGTTTCCGTACAATCTACGTTTCGCGATTCTCCGTACGATTCAGGTAAAGCCCTGTACAATAGAGAAATGGCCTCCCTTTCCCCCGATGAAGTAGTTTTCCTCGAAAGTTTGCCTCGAGCAGCCTTTGAGTCAAGACTCCGCGCCTTGTGGAACACTGGCTGGTCTTTAAACTCTTTAGGCCAGTCTTTAAGGCCGCCACGCCCTAAAACAACAATCCACTTCTGGGTCCGCAGGGCTTCTGATGTGAAGCAGTTTCGTGCCGTACCTATGCCACCTAAGAAGTCTTTAGCGACCGAGACGCCAACAAAAAAGCCTCCCCGCCTGCGCTCAGTGTCCCCTGGGGTTCCGCAGGATATGAAACCTAGGCTTCTAGAGCTCTCATCCTTGGCGCGTCGCTATCGGTCAAAAACTTCGTCGTCCAGTCCTTTTGCGCAAGCAAATGAGGAGCTAACAACAATTTCCCTGACTCTCCGCAGTATGGGAGTGCCAACCGCCGCTATCGCTGAGGCTGCAGGGGTCTCGTACCGTGCAATGGCTAAGAGATTGAGTAAGAATCAAAAATGAAAACGTATAAGACACAAAGCGGTACCTACAAAGAGGAGGACCTCGCTGTTGTAATCTGGGTAAACCCGAAACACCTCAAAAAAGCAAATGCTCGGTTCCTTGAGACCATGACCTCTGATAGCTCCCCACACCCGATGGCTTTTCCGATTACTTCTTTGACTACCAATAAGATGTGGCGAAATGCTCGGATCGCTAACACCAAAGAAGATGTCTACGCCCTTATCGGGTCTACCGAACGAAACAAGCCGCTTCTCGTGCCACTCCCCACGGCAAGAGAGGCTTTGGACTGGACAAGCTTTTACGTCCCCACAGAGTATGTGGATATGTAATGCAGAAGACAATAGATATTTTCCCGGCAGTATTGCGCCTAGCCCCACCAGGTTCGCTGGAAAATATTACAGACCTACCGGTCAGGGGTGATGCCCCCGCCGGGACAAGAAAACTGGATCGAGCACGGGCTGTGATTGTCCAGGGCACCCTTTACGTTGCGGTCGACTCTCCTACAGGCCCCGAGGTTGTTTTTAGGGAAAAGGTTGAGGAGCAGCACCACGAAAAAAAAGTTTCCCATGTAAGGACAGTTTCAGGTAAGATAATTGTTATTAGTAAAGACGAGAACTGCGGATGCGGCTCTCGCTTGAGAGGCTGGAACCCGTTCGGCTTCTTAGTATCATCATCGGAGGATCCTCTTGCATAGAGAAAATTTAGTGCGAGCCATAGAGCTTGCCATTAGAATGAGTGACAAAGACTGCGAGCACCACGCTCTGTCTGAAAGACACGCTCACGAGTGCACTCAGTGCACTGCTGAGATAGCTGTTGAAGCCCTAGAGAACAGGATTTCCCTTCCGTGGAATACGTCATCCTCGGTCTAGCCACCTACAGGCTTACCCGTCTGTTTACAAGGGACACAATTCTTGAGTCTTTTCGCAATTGGTGGTGGTCCAAGTTTCCCCCCGAGAAAAACCCTCTAGGCTATCTGCTTACATGCGAGTGGTGTTTGTCCTTTTGGTTCGGGTCACTTGTTTTTGTGTGTTATATGATTAGTACAGTAACTGTTTTAGTTGTGGTGCCTTTTGCACTGTCTGCTATTGCAGGCCTGTTGACCGCGTATGAGGACAAATAACTCATACTCCGCAACAACTGACAAGAGGAACAAGTGGGCATATACACTCGAGGCGAGTCTGATGACTCCACCCCGACTCCCCCAAAAGCTAAAAGCCAGGGCATCAGGACCTCCGGCAAAAACAGTTCCCGGTCTACTCAGTATGTAGTCAACAAAAAAGTTCCGCAGCCTTCGGCATTCTCTAATCTTTTCATTGCCAACTCTCCAGCGTCGTCTGTTCCCTATAACTACCCTCGCTCGATGACAGCGGCTGCTGCTCAAATGAAGGTCAACGACCGCGCTGAGTTTGAGCAGTTTAAGTCTCGCCGCTCCGCTTCTTCCAGCGCTTGGCAGTCTGAGGCCTGGGAATATTACGACGCAATCGGGGAAATTAAATACGCTTTTAATCTTGTTTCATCAGTAATCTCCAGAATCCGCATTTATTCAGCAACTGTTGACGACCCCAGCCAGGCTCCCATCTCAGTACACGAGTCTGGAACAATTGAAGCCAACCTTGCTTCTGCTGCAGAGCGTGCTCTAGCCCGTCTTAGCTCTGCGTACGGCGGACAGGCTGGTCTTTTGAGAGACGCCGCCTTGAACATCTCTGTCACAGGTGAGTGCTATCTCGTCCAGTTCCCAGCTCGCATTGGCTCCGGGGAACCAGAGTCCTGGGACGTAAGATCCGTTGATGAAGTCCTTCCTGACTCTAAAGGTAACTTTGCTGTAGCCGGACGCCGTGAGCAGCTTAGTGGCCAGGGGGCTTCTCAGGGAATGGGACTGTACCCACTTCCTAAGTCAGCTTTTGTTGGGCGCATTTGGCGATCACACCCTCGCTTTTCCGATGAAGCAGACAGCTCCTTGCGCGGTCTTCTTGACCTGTGTGCTGAGCTTCTTTTGCTCAACCGCACATTCCGTGCAACAGCTCGTTCACGTCTTAACGCCGGTGCTCTCTACCTGCCAGACGGACTTTCCGTTGCCGCCCAGGCTGACCCTAACTACCCCTTTGATGATGAAGATGGCATGGGCGCTTCGTTTACACCTGAAGAGGCAGAAGACGAGTTCGAAGAGCAACTGATTGACGCAATGACGACCCCCATCAGGGATGAAGAGTCTGCAAGCGCCGTTGTTCCTTTGATTATCCGTGGACCTGCCGAGCTTGGTGACGCAATCAAGCAGTTCAAGTTTGAGCGTTCCTTCGACCCAGCACTGGCTGAGCGTTCGGACCGCGTCCTTGAGCGCATCATGCAGGGCCTTGACGTTCCTAAGGACGTCGTTTCGGGAATGGCGAACGTTAAGTACTCCAACGCCCTACAAATCGACGAGAGCCTCTACAAGGCGCACATTGAGCCTTTGATGCTTCTTATTGTCGACGCGCTTACGGCTGTCTACCTTCGCCCCTACCTTATTGCTCAGGGGTACCCAGAAGTTGACGTAAACCGTCTTGTTGTTTGGTATGACCCCAGCGCTGTCTCTACTCGTAATGACCGAGCAACAGACGCAGACGCAGGGTTTGACCGGGGAGCAATCAGTTACGACACCTGGCGACGGGCTCATGGCTTCTCCGACCAAGACGCACCCAAGCCTACCGAGGTAGCCCTCCGGATGCTCCAAGAGCGCGGAGTTATCACGCCTGAGCTTACCGAGGCACTTCTTGGTGTGGTTGCGCCTGATGTCATGGAAGCGGTCCGTGGTGCCTCTCAGGGCGCTTCCGCAGGCCCCATCCCCCCTGAGCTAGAGCAAATACTGCAACAGGCAGCTGGCGGAGCCCCCGCAGACCCGGCTGCTGAAGAGTCAGAAGCTCCGGCAGCTCCCCAGGAGGAATCACCCGGAGCGCAGGCCGGGCAAGAGCCTCCAGGCCTGGGTATTCCCGAGGTAGCCCCGTAATGGCAGACCCAAAAGAGGTATACGCAGCTCTTCACAAGACTGAAGAGCTTCTTGCCGAGATGCGCAAAGAGGCCCGGGAGCTTTCTACTAAGAAAACGGGAGCAGGAACCCCGGCTCCTAAGAAAGATCGGGTCAAGGGGTCTAAGAAAAACCCCAAAGGTTCTGCATCCGGGGATAAAAAAATTACTTTTGACGCCAAAACTGAGACAGCCATTAAAAACAAGGTTGAAGAGCACAACAAGACCGCTAAAAAGGGCCGTAAGGCCACCACAAGGATGCTCAAGGCAGTCTACCGCCGTGGAGCTGGTGCCTACAGTACCTCACACCGCCCCGGAAAGACTCGCAATCAGTGGGCAATGGCTCGAGTAAACGCTTTCCTCAAGCTTTTGCGCTCTGGAAAGCCCTCCAAGGCTGCTTACACTCAGGATAACGACCTTCTTCCCGCTGCACACCCTAAGTCTTCAAAGAAAAGCGCTTCTACCCTTACTGCATCGGGGCTGATACCCGAAGAGCAAGCCTTAGCAGATGCTTTGGCGGAGGTTGTAGCAGTCCACGGCAAGTTTGACCAAGACGGTGACGGCGTTTGGGCGGGCTACACTCCCGCAAACGAAAACGAAGACGCCGCAATTGGCGTTAAGTGTTCAAACTGCGTTTTTTACCAAGGCGGAGACCAGTGCGGAATCATCAGTCTCAGTGTTGAACCAGAGGGCAAGTGCCGCTTTGCTGTTTTGCCCGAGGGGGCCGTCCAGGGAGACAAAGTCCCCCTTCGAGACCCCGAGTCTCTCGATCTTTTGCTTGCCTCTGCGGACGCTTCCGGCGAGTTGGCCATCTCACTAAAGGACTATTCAGAGTATAATTCTGTAGAAGAAACAGTCATCGCTTTAACAGAGGCTTCGGGTATGGGATACGACGCAGAATTTGCCATTAAGGCGGCTTGGATGCGTGCAGTTAGAAACGGAGAAGACCCGTTTGAGCGGGCAAAGCAGCTTGCGCTAAACCCCGCTGGTAGCCTTGATGTACACCTTCTTCCTGCAGACTGGGAGGACAGGTAGTGTCTGATAATATTCCCGTCTCCCCCCTTAACTATCACGGTTCCTTCGAGGACGAGAATAATCAAATTATTGACGCGGCTCTGGAGTTTGCACATGATGCCAACCAGGGCTATACGGGCACCCGGGTTGCCACAGACGGAGTAGTTCTCGACGTTGCCAGGCGGACTCTCCGGGAACTAGACAACCATCCTTTCTCTGTTCGTAAACATCTTACTTTGACAGATGTTTCTCACTTTATTGTTTTGCTTCAGAAAGACAAGGCTGTTACCGCCTCGGTCCAGCACACCGATCTTCTCCCCGTTGCCCACCCTCGGTCTTCCGCAGAGCACGAGCTGAGTAACCAAGATCTGTTCGCCGCCAAAGCCCGCTGGATTGCCGACGACCCGTCTATTAAAGACGAGGAAACTCGTGCCATGGTTGCCTCGATGCTTACGGCTCCTGAGGGCTCTGCTGAGCGCGAATATTACGCAACCAGGCTTGAGAACAGCCCCCAGGGGGCTATTCCTGTAAGAGCCTTGATTGCGGCGTTTACCGGCGGCCTAGGCGCTAACAAGGGTTACTGGATGCGCCAGCGTCGTGACCGTAAGGGTCGCTTTGCTTTCGAGGGCGGTGGCCTTAGTGTATTGGTCAAGGGCAGCACAGGTGCTGTTCGCAGGCTGACTGGTCGTACTGTTGGTCCGGGTGTTGGTGAAAAAAATGACTATTTTGATATGGAAGTTTCTCCCGGAAGCCTTGTCCGTGTTCCAGCATCTGCAACCGAGTCTTCTAAAGCGTACTTGCCTAGCCCAAACGCCCCGGACGGATACAGCCCTCAAAAGGCTCGGGTCCAAGCTGGCGACCCCGTCATCGACGAAAAAGACTTAATTCGTCCTGATGCTCCCAGTGGCTTTAATAAAGTTGCCGACGGAGCTGATGTCGACTCTCCCGAGGAAAAAGAGTACTATGGCGAAGACGCCGACTTTGGTACAGTGTACGAAGACGAAAATTATACTGTCCGGCAGTTTGACTCAGGGTCTTCCCCCGTTGCCCGAGACAATTTTAACTTGGCTCAGGAAGCCGAGCAGTCTTGTGGGCTCACCGCAGCCGGTGAGGGCGATAACTGTCCGATTAAAACTAGTGGCGCTGGTGAAAACGGAAGCTTTGACCCAGAGAAGCCGGTTTTGTTTGTCAGCCGTACAGACGACGCGAGCAATCCTGACATCTTTGCGGCCTCCCAGAGCTGGGCGGACACCCTAGACTACATTCGTCAGGATGAGCCTCGGTACGAAGCCGAAGATAGACCAGCCCCTTACATCAAACTTGGTGACCCGAGTAGGCGGGATAACCTTGACCCCACTAGGCGCGAAGAGGGCCCACGCGGCCCCGATAATAGAAGAGTCGATCCACACGGCTTTATTATTCCGGATAAACCCGGCCTTATTGATGGCGGGGGAAGAGTAAGACCTGACGGAACAAGAGAGTTGCTCGAGGGGCGTCGGCCGGACAGCTATCCGATGCGCATCCCCCTCCCGGGCCCCTGGAACCCCCGCATTCCCGGCACTGGGCGAAGGCCCCGCCCCGGAGGAGGCCGCGCTCCTGGCGGAGGCGGACGCTCTCCCGGAACAGGACGCCGCTGGGGCTCCAACGGCCCTAACGAGGGCCACGCTCCCTACCCAATCCCTGGGCGTCGTGTCTACCCCGGCGAAATTGCGGACATGCGCGTTGGATCAGAGATGGAGCAATATCTCGGAGGATTCCTTTCGACTCTCTTTGGAACAGCAAAAAAGCGACAGCTACGAAAAACTGGTGCTGACGAGTGGGTTGACCTGGAGACCGGAGAGACTTACACTAACGATCAAGTCTCAGAGATGGCCGCAACTAGTGGTAAAGATAGTTCTCCTTTTACGGGACTTGCGACAGGACCCGAGGTACGCCCCGGAACATTTACTAAAATGATGTCAGGCTCGCTTTTTAGCGAGCTTCCCACCGGCAGTGAGCTTAATGATCACCTAAGACTTTTTAACGTTATGACCCAGTTCCGCAAGGTTGGGTATAACCAGTGGCGTCGGTGGGACGGCAAAATCTTTACAGATGCTGAGGTGCAAAAAAAGAGCGGCACTATGCAGATTGACCGAGTTGGAGAATTTGGTCCTGGTAGACCCCCCGGTGGGGAAGTATCAGGAGAATCCTCTAAACCAAGACTCCCCAGAGGTCCACTGACCCCCGAAGAGCTGGCCGAGCTTCGCCCCGGATCCCTTATTTCTATACCTGGAGAAGACGATCAACCTCCTCGCTTCTTTGTAAAAGTAGGCGAAAACGACTGGCGCGAGATTGACCCAGAGAATTTTACGTCAGACCCTGCAGTTTCTTTCACTGATGAAGACATTCTCAACATGGGTAAGGACATTACTCTAGAGAAAGAGCCAGAGGCCTACGAACAGGGGCAACTAGGCATGCGTCCATCAGATCTTTCTCCTGAGGCCCTGGAAAACCTCCCCGAGGGCACAGTTGTAGGGACTTCAGATGAAGAAATTGATAACCTCAACATTCCCCGGCAGCCCTATGCGACTGAAGAGGCGTACCAAGCAGCCCTAGAAGAAGCCAAAGAGTTTTACCGCCGCAATAGGTGGCGTAAGCGTGGTCCCAACGAGTGGGTAAATGACTTTGGTGAGTTTGCTACAGACGCAGATATTGCAGACGGAAAGAAAACTCCTGGACTTATTATCTCTCTCGGCGATGAGGTTAGCACCCCCGAAGGCTACTACGATTTAAATCGAGAAGAGCTTTACACGCCTACAGGCGGCGCAGAAGGGCAAACCTCACCTGACTTCACCGATGACCCCGCAGAGCTGGCTCAACGTTTCTCAGAGGAAGAGCTGCAGGCAGCCCTTAAAGAAGCCCTCGAGAACCCCAACGGTTTTGGCTATCTAGAGTTTGCAGAAGGCGACGAGCCGGTGCCTGCAGAAGCACTGTACTATGCCTTGGTTCGTAAGCTCGGTGTCGATGTAGCAGATAAATTTGTCAGCGTCGTTTATGGTGAAGGGCGAGCCTTTGACGCAGAGACTGAGCTTGCCCGAGAATTCCCCGACATTCTTAGTGATGACCCAGGCAAGCGCCAGGCTGCTCTTATCGAGGCTTGGAACACCCAATGGGGGCGCTCCAAGTTTGCACTAGATAGAGACGGAAACTTCACTGTTACCGGTAAAGACAATGACAGCATTGCCACTCAGTATCTGCTCGACAAAATCAGGGCAGAAGAGTGGGGGCAAGAGTTTCTTAACGACTTCCAAGAGGAGTATGGCGAGGTTCTTAATGACCGCACTAAGGCGGCAATTAAAGATCTTTTCAAGGCTTATCCAGGACTAGAGAGCTCCGACCCCAAAGAGCGTGAAGCCGCAGTACTCAGGGCTCTAGACGATTTAATTAGTGACGACGAATATGTTGCTGATGAAGACGGAAACATCGTTGAGGTGAGCCCCAAGACTGCGCTTACTAAACTTTTGTGGGACATGGCTCAAGAGTTTATTGGTGGAACATCCGCCCCTACTGGTAGAAAAGAAGAAGGAAATCTTCCTTCCGTGATCGAGGGGGCTTCCGAAGAGGAGAAAGCTGAGTTCGATAAAACAGGTGACCCCACTCCTTTCCTCCCTAAAGACAACCCCGAGTCCTTTGAAAACGTGTGGAACAACTACTACAACCCACTTCCCGAGCCTTATGACCCCAAAGACGGTCCTGACCAGATCAATCCGGTAAATCTTGCTCGTAAATTCACCCCTGATCAGCTGAAAGAGCAGCTTCGCGAGGCCATTCTTGATGGGAGTGGTTACGGTGTCGTTGCTTTCGAGGGCCCCTCCGGCGAGCCCATTGAGTTCCGAGTCCCAGCCGAAGCGCTGAGGGATGCACTGCAGCTTCAGGGCGAGGATGCAAACGCCTTTATTCAAGATATTTTTAACGAAAACCTTTCACCAGCCAAGCAGGTTCAAAAACTTATTGACGAAATTGCTGACCTTAAAGCTAGGCGTGATGCGGAGACAAACTCCACGGAGAAGGGCAAACTTACTCGACAGATTAACAAGAAGACCGCTGAGATCGGGATGCGCTATAAGGCTATTGTGGCTCTTAAAAAGCGCGAGGCCCAGCTAGACCGTCTATCCAAGCAGAGCAGCTTGTCTGACGAAGAGCGCCAGCAGGTTCTGGACAAACTTGAGCAGGTTCGAGCACGTCGGGAGCAAGAAGAAGGCATCTTCAATGGAGACCTAGAGCAGGGCGAAAGCATGACCCCGTTCGAGGAAAATGTAGATGCTGAGCTTGAGAAGTTTGACTTTGAGCAGGCCTCTACTCGTACGCCAGTCGAGCCCCCTGCAGCTGAATCTCCTGAAACGGTAGAAAAGGATAAGCCTAAGCCCGTTGTCTCCTACAAGAGGGTAGGCAACAAAGTATTCATCAGACAGCGGACTGGTCGCGTTATCACCAACAACCCTGAGTTTAAAGAGTTTATTAAGGAAAACGGTTTTGTCTACGACTCTAAAGTAGACAAGGTGTTTGAAATTTCTGAAATGGATGACACTGAATTTAACGAATTTATGCGTACCGTTCGTGACCGGTTCGGTATTAGTCTTGAGCCCGAGAAGGGTCAAGAAGCCATTGACTTTGATGCCTCGCCTTCACCTACTCCTCGCCCCGTGCCCAGCCCAGCTGAGTTTGGAAAGTCCCCCAATAGTGCGTCTATTATCGAGTCTCTTCAGCGCCGAATTGCGGATATTCAAGAATTTGTTAGAAAAAAAGTTGTCCCACTTCTGCGCTCCGATAAAAGTGACGAGAGCCGGCAGGGACAGCAGCTTAATCGCAGAGCAGAGAACATTACTCGTAAGCTTAAGAATCGGATTAGTCGTCATCAAGATGAGGCACCAGTCGGCAAGGATGCTCGTGACCCCCGTGTCCTCAACATCCGCCCTACGGACTACCAAGTAGGGGATGTCTTTGTAGACGATTTGTTCACTGTTGATCGAATTGAAGTATCAGAGCCCATCACAGACCGGCAAAGTCCCTACTTTGGTGAGCGCGAAATTGTCTACTTCGGGCACTACCCGGGTGGCGTGGAGCAAATGAAAAAGCGCCCGGAGAACTTCAGAACCGATGGAGTTTACCGAGGCTTAGGGTCACCTGCTGGGGGGGACCTGCCCGCCCTGAATTCTCCCAAGGGTGAGGAGTATCTCCCCGAGGCAGCTCGTAATCAGCCTAGAGGAAATCTGGAGCAGATTGAGCGAGAGCCTCTTGACGGCCGCGAGAGACGGAATCTTTATGGTCCTAAGCAAAGAGACTTCCCCGAAGAACACGACAAATTCCTTAGAGACTATGAAAAGTACGAAGCTGACCTAGCGGAAAGAAGGGCTAGCTGGTCTCCCCCGGCTCCTTCTGGTGAAACACGACCCACCACTACATCAGAAGGCCAAGGAGCTCCAACTCCTGGTCCTCGCCCCAAGATTGTAACCGGGTCTGACGAAGCTCAAAACTTGAAGCCCGGGGATATTACATACAGGGAAAACCCAGACGGCTCTCTTGAGTTTTTTGTTGTCCAAACTGTTGAAAACCGTAAGGTAAAGACCGGGACTAAGACTGTTACGCAGGAGGCCCCCGAAGCCCCTCAGGTCGTAGACACTGAGACGGCCCAATCGGCTCTTGACGAGGCCGTCAGGCGCTACCCCGAGCTGGGGGAGGATGATCCGGCTAGACGGAAACGTGCGTACGCCAAACTTATCGGAGAGTTTTACGCAGAGGCCCAGCAGGCTGGAGAAGCCCGTAAAGAAGGTAAAGACTATGTTCCACTGGAGGGCCCTTTAGGAGAGCGCTTTGGTTGGCTGCTTAGTCAGCGAGAACGAGTTGTCGCAGGTGAGCCCCTTAGTGTAGAAGAAGTGGTTCCAGGCGAGCCTCGAGAAATTGAAGAAGATGTTTTCGAAGAAAAAACATTTGTAACTGGTTACCACCCAGGGCACGAAATTCAAGAAAAGTCTTGGAGCCCCCAGACTACTATTAATTACGTCAGAGGTGAGACTGGTCTTCCCCCGGCTGGGGATAAGCCAGCTGTTCCCGGAAAAACAGATATCTACGCTTCTACTTCCAACAAAGCGGAGCGTGCGAGGCTCCTAGCAGAGAGAGAATCCACCCTTTCTGAGTCATCAAAGCTCTACGCTCTTGACTCTGCTGCTAAAGTCAACGCTGTCCCGAGTAAAGTTAAAAACCCCAATAGTTTTGTGATGATTGGAAAGTTTGTTCCGGCTTTCTTTGGGAAAAAGATTTTGGACCTTGTCCGTGGTAAGACTGGCAAGGAAATTAAAGAAGAGCTGAAGAGCAAGAGGGTTGTGTTCCTTGACTTTGAAAGTGTTGGTAAGGGATTTGATAGACGAAACCCAGATGCCCCAATTCAGGTCGCGGCGGTTGTCTACGAAAACGGTCAAGAAACTGGTCGTAAGGTTCTCTTTATCAACCCCGGTGAGCGCCTTGGCGGGTATTACTACGAGGCCTACCCTAAGAAAGACCAAGATGCTGCTCCTGGTGATGTCACCCCCGGAAAACTGCCAGACGGCTCACGTGTAGGACAAATTGTTGGCGATGAGCTTATTACCTACACAAGGCAGGGAGCGCGTTGGGTTAATGATGCCAACTCCGAGGATGTTTTAAACACAACCCAGCTAAAAACCCGCTCTTCTGAAACTCTAAAGCTAAACGAAGAAGGACAGCCCACTCTAAGAGGTAATCGTCTTCGTGATTCTGACGGTAATCCCATCACTGATGAGTTTTTGTCCTCGCAAAAGGGACTCGAGGAGTCCTTCCGCGAGCTGATTGACTTTATCGGGGAAGATGCATACCTCTCCGCTTTTAACGCCGATTTCGACATTAATTTATTGGATAGTTTTGCGGAGCGTTTAGGGCTTGACTTCCGCAGTGACGGGTTTATCGACCCTCTAGCCCTGGCCCGGGCCCTCAATCCAGATGACTCTGTCCCCAACAACCTTCCCTCGGTCGCAACCAGATACGGGATTATTAGGGACCCAGATGACTGGCACAACGCTGAGATTGACGTTGAGGTTCTTCCAGATCTTCTGGACAAAATGCTTGATGAAGTAACCCCCGACAACTCTGTTCTTGACGCAGACAAAAGAGCAGCCGAGTATGAGAACGGGATTCGCAGATATTTTGAACAGCTAGACCAGTGGGAGGCCCAAGAGGGGATTACACCTAGGTCGCCCGCGCCGGTAGAAGCCCAAGAGGAGCCTACACCTACACCTACACCTACACCTGCTCCTGCTCCTGCGCCTCAGGGCGAAGACACCTCTTCAGATCAAGAAATTGATGCTATGGGGATCGGGGCCAACCCTCGCTCTATATTTGGTGACACAATAAATGAAGAGTGGATTGCAGACGAAGAAAACACTATCGTTGTGGCCAATAGTGCTAGCAATGTCAGAGACCTGCGGATTGGTGACTTTTTCGGAGATCAAAACGGAGAGTACAACGAGCTTCTTGTAGTAGAGACAGATCCCATCACCGGCAGGGAGACATTTACTTACCGAAATGTCAACACAGGAGAGATTTTTAGGGCTTTTGGGGCTCCAGGGTCTCAGGCGCGGGTGGGTACAGATCAAATGCCTTTGCGCAGGCGATCCGAACTAGACGGGCTGAGTAACGCTGAAATTCTAGGTCTTTTAAATAATCGCGCACGTAGAGACTCTCTAAATATGGCCGTCCCTGAGGTTCAATTTGAAGACGGGGCAAGTAGGGCTGTTTCTAAAGCTATTGACGACTTTATTAACGAAGGTCGTGGAGACGCCTCCGTCTCGGACGGCTTGCCTGCTCGCGAGACAAGTGCCATGCACACCGATAAAAACGGATTTGCTCTTGCCGTAGACGACCTTGTCTATAACCCTAAGACAGGTACTACACATAAAGTAACCCAAACTTACCCAACGTACTCTAAAAATGAATACGTTAACTACGTTCGAATAAGTTTTATTAATTCCAAAGGCCAGGCCGACTCTAAGCCTATGGCGTCCGACAAACTTGAACTGATCAATCCCCCTGCTCAGGAAGAGGCCCTTTCGCCTCTGTCAGATGTTTTTGGCGAGCAGGTCGTTATCGGAGGTAAGAAAGAAAAGCCTAGAGATCCAATTTTAATTGCTCGCACAATAGAGCGACTTATGGGCTACCTGAACCCCGGGCCAGGATATATTCGTCCGATTGGCAATGCCATTAAGGCGGCTATTAAAGCCTATAGAAATAATGATTTTGCATCTGCTGAACGCTTTGCGGGGGCGGCAGTAGACTACGCTGACTCCATAGAAGCCCCAAAAATCACTGTTGAAGACATCAAAAACCAGGTTGCTGACAGAGCAAGAGGTCTTGCTGGCCTGATTCAGCTGCCTGAGACAGGTCCTGCACCCAGGGAGGCCTTTGCTGAAGCCGTTGGTCTGTACAACACCGGGAAGTATGCCCAGGCTCGCAGGAAGCTTGACACGGTGGAAGATCTACTCTGGAACGAGGCAGAAGAAGCTCGTCAATCTGCAGGTCGCTCACCGCAAACTGCTGTTAAAAAGTTTATTGATGGAGTTGGAGAACTAGAATCTGCGATTGATGCTCCCCTAACCAGAGAATATTTTGCTCGGCTACTCCGAGATGCTCAACGCAAAGACTATGATTTTGAAAATAAAGAGGGGATTATTCAAGAGGCACTTCAAGCCATTAGAGACGGATTTATTATCCCCGGATATCAAGTTCTTGAAAGACTTGCTCGCACCAGAGAACGCCAGCTTGATCAAAAAAATCCAAAGCGGAGAAAGCTTGGAGAAGAAAGCTATACTCAGCGGCTCACAGCTGAGATTAACTCTGACGTTGCTGAGAAGCCGGGGTCCTCTGCAGATGAATTAGCGGAGACAGGGACACCCGAAGAGGCTGCTCAGGAGCAATTAGACCAAGTTGTCAACACGGAAGGTCGTCGTGGTCTTTTTTACACAGACGCTGCGAGTATTCAAGAAAAAGATATTGTCTTTACAGAAAGCGGTGTTGGGACTGTCATAAAGAGGCGGGACCTTGAAGACGGGTCCATTGAATTGACTGTTACGTCTTCGCGTGCTGTCCTTGATGCAGATGGTAACGAAGTAGATCTTCTTACCTCCTACAATAAACTGTCCTCCCAGCCCGATGATGAAATACTTCTTCTTCAACGACCCGCCAAGGACAATGCCCCTCTCCCCCAGAAAGCTCGCAGTATTGGGTCCTCTGAGATTTCTGACTCTGATTATAACGAATTTGAAGGATTCACTGGGCCAGAAATTGTTGATGAAGAGGATAACGAAATTGAGCCTCCCCCCGTCCTTAACATGGCAGTCCCGGGAACTTCTCCAGCAGAGGACGTAAATGCTACCCCAGAGCAGGCAGCCATTATGGATGCTATCGCAGAGGGAGTTAAACGCGTTAAGGTTCTAGCATTTGCTGGAAGCGGTAAGACCACCAGTCTTAAGATGGCTGCTAAGTCAATTCTTAAAAAGAACCCTAAAGCCAAGATTCTTATGGTTATGTTTAATGTCTCTTTGAAGGAAGAGACCTCTGCAAAAATGCCAAAAGGCGTCGAGGTTCGTACCTCTGGATCACTTGCTTTCCAGGCCTTAGACCCCCAGCTTAAAAACAAACTGAGTAACCAGGCAAATACAGCCAAGTTCCCCGACATGGCCGTTTCCCTCCGGCAGGAAACTAAAAAGCTCGGCATCCAGGGTCCTCGTAAGCTTACGGTTGATGGCTCAGAAGAAGAATTCAGTGCCACTAGAGTAGCTCGGGAAGTTAAGAGAGCTGCTATTAAATTTTCATACAGCTCAGATGATAGAGTTACTGCTGAGCACTTTGGTGATAAATTTGATGAGGTTCCAGCCGAGCTGATTAATTTAGCGCAGAATTACTTTGACATGGCTGTATCGCCAAATGGTGATATTAAGCTAGAGAATCACCACATTGTAAAGCTTTGGTCAATGTCCAACCCCGATCTGACAAAGTTTGGCTCTGGTGTCTGGAACACCGGAGCTCAGTATCTCTTTTTTGATGAGGCGCAAGACATCAACCCAGCCGTGGAAAAAGTTATCACCAACCAGAAAAACTTTGAGTCTATGGTCTGGGTCGGGGATAGCCGACAGGCTATTTATCAATTTATGGGTGCTGTAGATGCAATCAAGAGGTTCTCTGCCGACCGTGTGCTGGCACTCACACAGTCGTTCCGCTTCGGGGAAAAAATTGCTGGGATTGCGAATCGTGTGCTCAGTCTTATCGGTGAGCCAAGACGCATTAAAGGCTCCGGCCCGAGCGGTGAGATTATCGATGGCATGTCTGATCCGACCATTGTTATCAGTCGAACTAACCCTGGTGGCTTGGCCAAGTTGGCTCAGTTTATTGAAGAAGGAAAAGCTGTCGCCATAGACGAAGACGCACTCATGGAGTACACATCTCTGCTCGACGGTATTGCTTTCCTCAGAGCACGCACTAACAATCCGGGACTAGAGCGCCCCGCCACACTGCACCCGCAACTTGTTGCATATGACGACTATAGCCAACTCCTTGAGGAGAAAAAAGAGGGAATGCTTGGCGGAGGTGCTTCTGCAATGCTCAACATTTTGCAGAAGTTCCAAGAGTCTCCTAACGACATCGGAGCTGTGCGTGATCTCATAAATCAGTTCTCCGTGGTTCGAGACATCCCCACTGCAAAGCGTAGTGAAGACTATAAAGCTCTTGATTACGACGACATTGAGCCCGGAAGTATTGTCCAGGTCAACGCGGAGTCCGAGCAGGCTCGCAGGGGGAACTCCGCAGCTTACGCCTGGGTGGGAGACGACGGCACAGTTTTTGCCCGAGCTTTTGGATTCAACCGAGGTCAAGGAGCTGCTCAAGAGCGCAAAGCTATGCATGCTTACTTTAAGTCTCTAGGGTTTAAATGGGACCCAGAGGCAAGCATCCCCGACTCCTTGCGCCAGATAAAAAACTCTAACGGTAAGTCTATGCAGACTCCGCCCGAGGGGCAGGGTGGAGCATATGTTATGCCCGCCGGGTCTCCCACAAATCTGGACGAAAACGGTCGCTGGATGCTCGCCAATCAAATTAAAAAATACGCTAATAACTACTTCCAAACTCCAGAAACTCCCATCTCGTTTACCACTGCCCACAGGGCAAAAGGCCGTGAGTGGGATCAAGTTCTAATTGCCGGGGACTTCCCAAAGCCAGATATGGACGAAGAAAGCCTTGAATGGAAGCTTCCCGATGAGGAGGAGCTAAACCTTATTTACGTAGCAGTCACTCGAGCAATTAAAGGCTTAGATCTTGGCTCCCTGAGTTGGGTGCTGGAGGAGACCACGGACGACGACGCCGCGTATCGTCAGCCAAGTGCTGAAGAGAGCGTCTTGAACATGGCTATTCCTACTAAAAAAGTCAGCAAAGTTGAATTTGTTGAAATGGTAGATGAAGCCGATCAAGCCTTGGCTGCCCAAACCCAGCGGGTTCTGGATGAGATTAAAACAGCAATTGCGGACGGGGAAACCCCCCCGTGGGTCGCCCCATGGCAGGCAACAACCAGAAATCAAAATACTACTCCGGGTCGTCTTCCTATAAGTGTTACTACCGGTAACGCCTACTCGGGAAGCAATCTTCTTTATCTGCAGGCAGTAGCTAAGAACAACGGTTGGTCAGATAACCGCTGGGCCACCCAGGGCGAAATAGATAAGCGCGGGGGCAAAGTAAAAGCAGGTGAGCTCCCCACTAGGATGACTGCTTGGTTGCCCAACTACACCACAATTTTAGATGACGAAGGCAACGAACTTGAGACCATTTATTCGGTAAGCCCTCAAGATCACTTTGTATATAACGTTGAGCAAGTAGACGGTCTAAGCAACCTTGGAAATACCCCTAGTGCCGCATCTCTTACCCCTTCAGAAGCAGAAAATGCTATGTTGGCTTCCTACGTAGACGCACCCTCTATTGTTAACCAAGAATCCAGCCCCGAAGACGTCGAAAGCGGCCGGGCTGCCGCTAACTACCAGCTAACCACGGACACCATCTCTCTGCCTCTCAGGGAAAACTTTCCTTCTAATGAGAAATATTTTGAAGCACTCGCCCATGAACTTATTCACTCAACAGGCGCGACTCAGCGACTCAATAGGGAAAGTGTTGCCTTCCCCGGAGGGGTGAGTGCCTACTCCGCTGAGCAGTATGACGAAATGAGAGTCGAGGAAGAGTTTATTGCTCAGATTGGTACAGCTATTCTGGCCTCCCGGTTAGGGGTTAGCCTAGATATTCCAAACTTGGCTTCTTACATGAAAGCCTGGCAAGATGTGTACAGTGACGACCCAGACCGCCTTGTGCGAGCAGCCAGAAAAGCTCAGGATGCTGCTGATTACATTCTTCGAGGCGGTGGCGGAGGCTCCGCGTCAGCCCCTGAGGCCGCCCCGCTAGATGATTTTCTTGTCTCCTCTACTGGCTGGCAGCTAGCCGTTCCCACAGAGCGTTTTAACATGGCTATCCCGTCGGAAGACACAACTCCGGAAAAACTAAAGAGTGAAGTTTCCGAAACTAAGACTAAAGCTCAAGAAATTTCTGAAAAAGTGACCAACATGGTTGTACAGGCCATTGAAGATGGAAAGGAGCTTCCATGGAACAAGCCGTGGACAAGCGACAACATTTTCTCGATGCCCTACAGCGTGACCTCAAATAAGCCCTACCGAGGATCTAACATTGTTTCCTTGTGGGTAGCGGCGGCAGTAAACGACTGGGAAGATAATCGCTGGATTACTTTCAACGAAGCCAAAAAGCGTGGTGGGTCCGTCAAAAAGGGCTCCAAAGGCACTCAAATTGTTAACTGGAGCCCAGTCAAGAAGAACGTAGAACAGCCAGACGGAAGCATGAAAGAGGAAGTAGCCTTTATGCGGCCCTCAGTCTACACTGTGTTCAACGTGGAGCAGACAGAGGGTGTGCAAGACCTCCCCGAGCCCGAGTTGATGGAGCCAGTGCCGATTCTAGAGGCAGAAACTGCTGTCCTCGATCGGTACAAAGATGCGCCTCCTATTAGCAATAAGCTTCAAGATGCCGCCTTCTGGCGTCCCTCAACAGACGAAATTGTTATGCCGCTTCGGGAACAATTTAGTGATGTAGGAGAGTACATCGCTACCCTATTTCACGAACTTACCCACAGTACCGGGCACAAGAATCGGCTAGACCGTAGTGACCTTGGCGATAAGTATTCAACACACCTTGATGCTCGAGGAGAGGAGGAGCTTGTTGCCGAAATAGGCTCTGCTATTCTTGCCGCCCGCATGGGAATAGAGCTAGACCTCACTCGAACAGCTGGTTACGCACAGTCCTGGTTGCGCCCTTTGAAGAATGATCCCGACATGATAACCAAGGCAGCTCAGAAGGCGCAGGCTGCAGTAGACTACATTCTCGGAGACTCCCCCTACCGGGGAGAATCCGGTCGGACTGGTGAGGAGCGTGCAGCGGACCTAGAGGCCCCTGAAGCAAATGCCGAGCCCACTGCCCCAAACCTAGGAGAGCAGGGAGTACCTGGAGATAGCAATGATTGAAAACTTTCTAGACAAAAAATCGGTTGAAGACTACTATTATATTGTGGACAGTGCTTTCTATGACGGAACTGCTGCAGAAGACGTAGAGTCCGATAAAAAGTACGCTGAAGAGAATCCCGAAAAGGCGGAGGATTTATAATGGATAAAGATAAAACACCCACAATGTGGACTGAAGAGATCCTTGAAAAGTATCTCCGAGTAATCGAGCTAGCCGAAGTAGACCCAAATGTTCTTCAAGAAAGAGCAGATGCTGTTGTACCCATAGAGTTGCCAGAAGGAGAGAAGCCCCGTGAGTGATTCTCCTGAAGAAAAATTAACAGATCATATGTACATTATTTATGACGCTCCCACGGGTCAAGTCACCCAGGTTAAGTACGAAACAGCTGCGCACGGGCTGTGGACCAGAATTCAAGGGGAGTGGCGGGAATTAGCTTTAGAAGATGAGAGCGAAGATTTTATGGAGCGCAGAGAAATTGCTGGAAAAAACTACCTAGAAACTCGTGACTATTTTGACGACCAAACCGAGCAAAAGATACTTACCTACGAGCCAGAGTACAGGATGTGGTTTGCTTAATGATTGAGCTCTTAGGGCATAGAGGCAATAGAGTCTTATTCGACGATGACGGATATGGCGTCATTATCGACGCCCAAGAAAACACTGTAGTCGAGTACGGAGAGACCGACTCTTTGGTTGCCTCGGCAGACTGGAGCTCCTCTACGGAGTCAGGGAATTATGCACTTGCAGAAGAGCTGGCTTCTGCCGCGCTTACTGATTTAGATATAAATGTACTCTCAGCCAATGACCGTATGTACACCATCCCCGCCGGTGTGAAAGAAGAGGCAAAAAGAGGACTTAAGTGGCGCAAAGAGGAAAGCCGTGGAGGCACTAGCGTTGGCCTGAATACCGCCCGGACTTTGGCAAAAGGTGGCCAAATTGGGATTAAAAAAGTTAGGCACATTGCTAAATATTTTCCACGGCATGAGGTTGATAAAAAAGGTAAAGGCTACAAGCCCAAAGAAGACGGGTACCCCAGCAATGGTCGTATTGCATGGGCACTTTGGGGAGGCGACTCCGGTAAGAGCTGGGCCTCAAGGATTGTAGAAAGCGAAGACAAAAAAAATAAAAAAGGTGTCTCCGCCGGGGGGTATGACCAGAGCCCTAGGGTAGATTTCTCTGCTTTTACAGAAAAAACAGATTTTTATGTACGAATTAGATTAGATGGAACCGGCATTGACAGGCTTTATCGCGTTCTGACAGACGGCATGTGCCAAGTTTGGGACGACGGCTGCTGGGACGATATGGGCGATATTTCGTTTGACTTTATCACCTATGACAAAGCCCTGGACGACCCCTACGACTCCTGTAAAAAAATTCATGTTCCCGTAGACCTTAAAACAGCTGTAGCCGTTTCTGCTTTGTTTGACAGTGACCCCTACAGAGCTGTGAAAATAGTAGAAATTGAGCCAGAGGAAACAACCCTATTTGAAAAATCCATGGCTGAGCTTGACTGGGATGTTTTTGACCAGCTAAGTGATGACCAGCTTGAGGTAGACGACTACTGGGACGACGGTCTTACAGCTTCAGGAACAGCTACTTTTGCAGAAGAAGCTGACAGTACCCCGGGTGTCTACACCGAAGAGGAGCGCTCCGAGAACGCCTCGACTCAGGTTAGAGACCGTCTTGGTCGCTTTGCCGAGGTGGGCCAGCGAGTTGTTATTGGTGGGAACTACAACTACCAGGGAAACATTACAGCACTAGACGGAGCCACAAAGCAGATTAGTGTCGAACTAGACAACGGCACGTCTGTTGATGTGCCGGGGGACTCTGTGCAGGATGTCTCCACTTTTGAACCAATCCCAGTGTCTAGTCCTACTGCCACTCCTTTGGATTACACAGGAATCCTCGGAGAGCCCAGAGTTCCCATCGACCAGCCCAATGCCATGCTGCCTGGACGCCTCCCCCCTCTCACCGCAACTGACACAAATCTTCTGGTAAACGACTGGGATTCCTGGGTTGCGGGGCAGCGGCTAGCCCCTGAATACTCAGGCGACCCCCTCCCTCCTTTTGTTCCCAAAGAGGTTCCTGATATTAATACGGCTATGGGGCGCTACTACGAGGGAGCATTTAATCCTGACGGATCCACCAAACCTGGTTGGAACCCCGCAGTGGCGCAGAACGTATTTAACGAACCGCTTCTACGCGACTGGCTAGATGAGCGGTACGCCAACAATTCTGGGGAAATCGGGTACCACAACCGTGGTTGGTATACGCCTCCTGTAACGCCAAGGTCCACGCCTGTTGAGCAAAAAAAGACTCGTAGTGAGGTATACGACCCCACCAACGTGGCCTACTGGAATGATAGATTTAATCCAGTTAACTTCTCTATTACCGCTGCTGCTGACGATAAGCCCCTAACTCCCGAAACAAGTGATGTTCCGGTCATGTACCTGGCTATTGTAGCTGACGACGACCCCCAGGCGGTTATGGAGCTTGTAGCGTTGGTGCCTGCGTCAAAAACAAGCAACGCTCCTTTCGCGTACAAGCGTGAGCCCGGCAAGTGGGTTGCTGATAACCAGATTATCTCTGATCTTAGAAGTGCAACACCACCCCCCGTAATTGTCCTTGACAACGAAATGCTTTCAGAAGTCACTGAGCAGATTGATAGTATACAAGCCTCTGTGAAGCTTCCCTACTTTATTGCCCACACAGACAACAAGATTATTCGGGCATTAGTAGCCGCCGGTGGAGCTGACCGCAACCGTGGCAACGCTGAAAAGCTTCGCAGGTACTGGACTGTTGGCAAAGGCGGATTGAAAATTCGCTGGAACACTCCTGGTGATTGGACTCGGTGTAACCGCCAACTTAAGAAGTACATGGGTCCCCGTGCAAAAGGCTACTGCGCTCTCCGCCACAAAGAGATGACAGGTGTCTGGCCTGGAGATAAGAAAAATATTGGTAAGAAAACCAAGAAAGCACTGAAAGCATCTGCTGAACTAGAAACACTTAAATCTGAAGACCAGATTATTTCTGAATTTACTTTAAGAGCTAAGGCCGAGTCCGCCAGGTCACGAGTTGCTGGGAGGCACGGAGTTTCTCCAACTCTGCACGGCCTTGAGTTTGTAATCCCCCTCGTCATCCCTGAAAACGTAGAAACGGGGGATGGACGTATATTTAAAAAAGGATCGATCACCCTAAGAAGTCTTCCTCTGCCTCTTCTATGGCAGATTAAAACAGGGGACGGCCATGACGGGTCCGTTGTGGTTGGTCAAATTATTTATATGGAAAGAACTAATGAAGGCATAGGAAATGCCTATGGAGTTTTTGATACAGGACCCTTCGCTAAAGAAGCAGAGCGTTTAGTTCGTCATGGGTTTATTCGTGGGGTTTCTGCGGACATGGATAAATTTGAAACTGTAGACGAAATTCTCCCTGAAGACGAAGCCGGAGAGAAGTCAGATGATGACAACGCCGGTAAAATAAATATAAAGAGCGCCCGTGTGATGGCTGTAACTATTGTCCCTAAACCAGCTTTCCAAGAGTGCTACATTCAAATTGTTGATAACTCCAAATCGAGTTATCAGGAGGAAGATATGATCCCCGACGGCATTTACATTGATGAAGTGGACCCCCTGGGTGCGTCTGCTCTTGTAGCTAGTGGCCTCATAGCCGGAGCAGTCCCTCTAGAGCCCCCCACAGAGTGGTTCAATGACCCACGGCTGCGGCAGGCTACCCCTCTTACAATTGATGACGATGGAAGAGTTTTTGGGCACGTTGCCGCTTGGAATGTTGACCACATTGGAATGACGTCTGGGACTCGTCCTCCCCGTAGCCGCTCCAAGTACGCTTATTTCCACACGGGAGCCCTCAGGACAGCCGAAGGAGCAAACGTCCCCGTGGGGCAGCTTACCCTGGCTGGTGGACATGCGGGTCTAGAAGCTTCGGCGCAGGAAGCTGTTCGTCATTATGATGACACCGCTTCCGCGTTTGCAGACGTTCACGCTGGCGAAGATTCTTTCGGCATCTGGGTCGCCGGCTCTTTGCGACCCGGCATTACCCCAGAACAGGTTCGTGCAGCCCGTGCGTCAGCTCCCTCTGGTGACTGGCGTCCGATTAACGGTCGCCTAGAGCTGGTAGCAGTGTGTCAAGTAAATGTCCCCGGATTTCCCATTGCGCGGGCTCGTGTTGCCTCCGGTCAGGTTATGGCTTTAGTCGCAGCAGGTGCGAACGTTCTTGCTCACATGAAGCACGACCCACTCGCAGAGTTGAATCAAAAAGTTGATGAGGTTCTCCGGCAACAAAATCAGCCCTACTTTGAAAAAGCAGAGGAGCTAAAATCTCGCTTTAGCTCACTGACTTCTGATATTTACACGGAAAAAGCATCTGAGCTTTCCGCCCGTGTGAGTAAGGCTAAGAAGGAAGACGAAGAAAGCTCTGACTACATGATCCAGATGATGGATGATGATCCCGAATCAGAAATGGCCGTTGTCCCTCGTAGAGTCCGCCAGCGTCTTGCAAAAGAGGGTAAGGCAATGCCAGATGGCTCCTTCCCCATCCGCAACCCCCAGGACTTGAAAAATGCCATTCGCGCTTATGGCCGGGCAAAGCCAGGAAGTAAGGGTGCGGTTCGTAAGCACATTATGCGACGAGCTAAGGGCTTAAAGCTGACAGACCTGATTCCACCCAAATGGAGTACCGCGTATTCAGAGGACGGAGAAGAGCTGTCGCTAAGGCAGAGAGCCGAGGCCGCCGCCTCTTTTTTAAAAAGTGAGGCAGTTTTTGCACAAGCCGTAGAGCTGGACCCGGACGAAATCAATGTCATTAAGCAGCTTCCGGGGCGGGATGAAGATGGCAGGATTAAGTACACACCTGAGACACAGCCTCGTGATGCCGAGGGGAAGTTTCGCAGGGTCTTGGCTCGTCTAAAGAATGATCTGGGCACTTCAGGTCTTCAAGATGTTGTCGAAAAGGTCGAAGAGGCAGAGGGTATGGCATTTGCCGGAAACTACGCTCAAGCCGCTGAGTCCGCCGCTGCTCTTATCGATATTTTAGAGCGCCTAGACACTAACGCCCTTAATTCGGATGCGCTGGAGAATATTAAATCCAGTACTGCAGAGCTAGGCAAGGTAATTGCCAATCTTCCTCTTGCCTTCGGTGAAGATGCAGAGAAAATTCGCTTCAGTGATGTCCCTCCGGCGCTGCAAAGATTGATGGAAGAAATGATTGAGCGAGTCGAGGAAAAGATTGGTCAAGAAGACGCCGACATCGCTACGCAGGGGCTGAAGTCCTTTATGTCCGGGTCAGACCTGTACAGCCAGTCAGAGATATCCAGCGAAATGTCTACGCTTTTGAGGCTCCTCACCTAAGTGACCGAAAAGGGTTAAAAATCGTCCAATCACCTTTTTTAAACCCTAGTAACATTATTACTAGGTGGAGTGCCTCTACACGCACTGCGGTTGGAAGTCCCTCGGCCTCGACTAACAAGCAATAGAACAACCCCGTTCTATCTGACTGCCCTAAGGAGGGACAGTGGACCAAATCAAAGAAATGCTGAATCAGCTTTCTGAGTTGGCCGACGATCAAGTCGGCGAACTTCAAAGCCAGATTGTCGGCGAATTTGAAGCGGTCGAGAAAGAAGACCCTTCTCCGCAGACAGTTGACGCTATGACGTCTCTTGCCGATATGCTCGACTCGGTTCGCACCGAGATGAAGCAGCGCGAGGCCGCAGCCCAGGAGCTTGCCCAGCGAGCCGCCGAGGCCGCTTCTCGTGTATATGGCGAAGGCGACTCAGCCGAAGAAGAAATGATGGCCGACTCAGAGACCCCGATGGAAGAGGGTACTGAAGAGGCTGGCATGGACCCTGAGGCTGAAGAAATGGATAAAGAAATGGCTATGGAAAAAGAAGGAATCGTGGACACCGAGGACGGCCCTATGGAGGTCGAAATTGAGCCCGCAGATTCTGACGACATTGCTGAGGCTGAAGGCGAAATGCCTGATGACGAAGAAGAAAAAGCCATGATGTCCGAAGCGTCAATTGACGAAGAGAAGACTACCGAACTCTCGACCGAAGAAACAACTACTTCTGAAGCACCTGCTGAAGAAGCACCTGAGGATGAAGAGACCGACTCTTCTGAATCTGACGAATCAGCCGATGAAGATGCTGAAGGAACCGACGAAGCCGAGGCTTCCGTTGAGTCCGATGCAACTACAGAAGCTTCCGTCGAAACTCAAGAAACCCCAACTGAGCTTTCCGCTCAAGAAACTATGGAGGCACCCGTGACCGCCGCTGCACAAAACGCAGAAAACCTCGAGATTGAGGTACCAGCGGACCGCCGCCCTGTTGCTCAGGTATCAGCAGCTCCCGTGGCTATCACGGCAGGTGCTGACATCCCAGGCTACACAGCTGGTAGTACGCTAGAAAGCATGGACACCGTCGCAGAGGCGATGTCCAAACGAATTCACTCGCTTCGCCGCGTGAATGGTGGAGATGGAGAGCAGCACATTGTTGCTTCTGTTACCACCTCCTTCCCCGAAGAGCGTACGCTCTCAACCGATGCAGAAGCGAACTGGAACAAAATTCAGGACGTCGTTGGCCCCGAGGCCCTCGTCGCTGCTGGTGGACACCAGGCTCCCTTTGAAGTTCGTTATGACATCTTTGGATTCGGTTCAACAAACCGTCCCGTCCGAGAGGCCCTTCCGAGCTTTCAAGCAGATCGTGGTGGAATTCGCTTCATTACTCCGCCAATTCTCTCTGACTACCCCGACGCAATAGGCGTGTGGACAGCTGCTAATGACGCAGCTGAAACCCCCAGCCCTAGCACCAAGAACAGTCTGACTGTTGCTGCCGCTCAGGAGAACACCGTTGCTACTGACGCTGTGACCCTTCAGCTGCAGTTCGGCAACCTGGCAACTCGCGCGTACCCTGAACTGATTGCTCGTCACAACGAGCTCGGTCTTGTTCAGCACGCACGCGAGGCAGAGCAGAACCTGCTCAGCAAGATTGCTGCTGGTTCGACAGCCGTAACCTCCACCAGCCTCATTGGTGTTGGTCGCGACTTCCTCGTCCAGCTTGGTCGCGCTGCTACAGGCTACCGTGCCCGGCACCGTCTTGAGCCAGATGCTCCATTGCGCATTATCCTCCCCGTGTGGGTTAAGGATGCAATGGTAGCTGACCTGGCTCTGTCGATGCCTGGTGACAGCCTGCTCAACGCATACAGCGAGATTGACGGCCTGATGGCCTCTCGTGGCATCAACGCTAGCTACACCCTGGACAGTGGCATGGCCACCGCTCAAGGCGCTAACGCGCTGAACGAGTTCGCTGATACCTTCGTTTGGTACATCTTCGCTGAAGGAACATTCTTGTTCCTTGATGGCGGAACACTGGACCTGGGTATCATCCGAGACAGCTCGCTCGCTGGAACCAACGACTACAAGATGTTCGTTGAAACCTTCGAAGGTGTTGCAAAGGTCGGTGTCGAGAGCCTTGCGGTTACTTCCACTATCCAGGTGAATGGTGCGGCTGCTGCCCTCCGTGACACCCTTGGTGGGGTTGCCTCAGCGGTAATCGAGTACTAATCCCCTAATCATCTACACGAGCAACGCTTACAGTCTAAGGAGTAAAAATGGCAACATTTCAAGGAGTATTTGAAGCTCACAAGCTTACTCCCGCTCCCGCCGGACTGCTAAGCGTTGCTCGTGTGATGACACACACCGCTCGTGCCTATGACGAGCGCTGGGTTAGAGAGTTCTCTCAGGAGTATGACTCACTTCCCACATCAGTTCAACTATTAACAGTTAATGATGCGACCGTCGCAGACGGTGTTATTTCGACTGATTCTGGATCTAGTTACCTAGACTATGTTCCTTTTTACATTGATGTTGAGGATTTCGCCTCAACTTTTGGTCTTCTCGGAGAAGATCGGTTTAAGCGTGTTATCACAGAACTTGAGTCAGTTACTCAAAAGGTGATAGAGCGTGAGTTCTGGGAGGGTAAAGCCGCTCAGGCAGAGACTACTGCCAATTCAAACATGTATTTGACCAAGTCTGGCTTAGCCACTATTCCCGTTGCGGGGGCCTTTAAGCCCGAAAACGCTTTGATGCACCTGGAACAGGCTATCTCTTCCTCCCCCGTAGGTGAGACCGGTGTTATTCACGTGACGCGCGACGTCGCCTCCATCCTGGGATCCCGGTTGGTTTACCTTAAAGCAAAAGACGACAACCCCGCTCAGGTGATGACTCGCCTTGGAACCCCCGTAGTCATCGGCTCGGGGTACACAGGGAAGGGCCCCATCGGGGACACAAACGCAGCGGCTTCGGCCACAAACAAATGGATTTTTGCCACAGGGAGCGTAGACGTTCACCTAGGCAAGATAGAGGTTGTAAACGACACCTTGGCTCAAGGTGCCGATGTTACAATTAATAATATGAGAATCAAAGCGTATCGCCCAGCGGCGGTGCTCTCTGACCCAGCAATGCATTTTGCAATGCGAGTGACACTTCCCAGCGATTAACCCACAAACAAGAAAGAAATAGGAGCACACTGGTATGGCTACACAGGACTACGCGGCCAGCGTCCAAGGTGTGGCGATCCGAGTCACTCGACTGGACGCCGCAGGCAATCTGCTTAATGGACCCGGAGATTCCTACGCCACTTCGGCGTTTCTCCGAGCATCATTTACACCCGAATACGAAGAAGGCGACGAAATCACCGAGAAGGCTGCTGACGGCACAATTTGTGTTTCGTACAAAGCACCTGACACCCTCAAGCGAATCACCATGGAAATTGCGATCTGTGAGCCCGACCCCGAGCTTACAGCGTTGATGTCCGGTGGATTGCTTCTTCGCAAGAACTACGGAAGCTTTGCTTCACCTGACAACAAGAGCATTGGTTGGGCCGCACCTGGTGTGGGCGACGACCCCGCTGGAAACGGTGTTTCCATCGAGGTTTGGTCCTTTGCTATTAAAGACGGCAAGCGTGACGCTGCTCTTCCCTACTTCTACTGGGTTTTCCCCTACGCCAAGTTGCGTCAGAGTGGTGACCGCGTTATCGAGAACGGCCTTCTCGCTAACACTTTTGAAGGACACGGACTGGGTAATGCGCTCTTCTCGACAGGTCTTGACGACCGCTGGGAGTTCCCCATCGCCACAGAGCGTCCCTACAGCTACGCACGTGGCACATGGGCACCTGAAGGCCTTAAGGGCTTCTACCGTTGGTTTGGTCTTAGCGCAAACACAGCTACGAACAAGTCCATCACCTCTGAGGTTGGGACCATCACAACTGGTACCGCCCACGGCTTTGAGGTTGGGCAGTCAGTAACCATTGCTGGCGTTGATTCTAGCTTCAATGGTACCCACCTTATTACGGCAGCTCCGACTACCACAACCTTTAGGGTTTTGCTGACAGGTGCTTCAGATGTTGCAAGCACCCCGGTATCTCCCGCTGGTGAGGTTGTCCGCAATCGTGGCTACCTCGCAGTAACTGACTTTGCCAGCCAGGGCTCTACTTCAGAGTACAACGTACCTGGTGGTGAGGACTTCAACCCAGACCTCCCGATCGACTTCATTATCGCATCGAGCGAGGACCCCACCCCTTAAGAGATTAGTCAGAGCGGGCAGTTAGCGATGGGAGTCCCGTCGGCTGCCCGCTTTACTAATAAGGAGACAAAATGAGCAACCTCTGGGTAGATGTCGAAGAGCTAGGACAATACGCTAATTCAGACTATGCTTATGAAGCAGTTAAAAATGCTTCGTATCTCTTGTGGGGAATGTCCGGAAGAAAGTTTTCCGGAGTTACCACTGTAACCGAAAGATATGTCTCAGCCTATGACCCGTATCTTAGGTCCGGAGGCTCGAGATTTAATTTTTATCCTATTCTTATCGGGGGTCAAGTCGAGAATATTCCTGTTGGTTCTGTCGACCGAAACTCTCACCACGACTTTAATGGCGACGGGACATCTTCTTATTCAAGACTTAGGCTGAGAGGCCGTAAGGTTGTTAAGATACACAATCTTAGGGATCAAAAAGGGGAGATAATTGATTCCAGCACCTACTATCTTTCAGACCACTCCACTATTTATGGGACTCCTAATGCCAAGTGGAGCCCTTCAAACGTAGAGGTCACCTACACTTACGGGTCACCTCCCCCGCAGGCGGGTAAGACAGCGGCAAGACTTCTGGCGACCGAGTTGGTTAAACTTTATGAGGGTGACGACACATGTGCGCTTCCTCAAAGAGTTTCTACTGCCTCACGGCAGGGTGTTAGCTACACCATCCTAGACAACCAATCCTTTATTGATGAGCTTAAAACGGGCGTCTACGCTGTAGACCTTTTTCTTAAGACCGCTAATCCTGATAAGGCCAGGGCTCGTTCTAGAGTGTTTTCTCCTGATGTCCCGAGGGCTCGTAGAATAACCGGGGAGTCTCCCGCTTTTGAGCTTAGTGCGTATGACCTTTATTTCAACGCAGAGGGCGGAAGCAACATTTACTACCTTAACGAGTTCGGAGGAGACTTCCTCACTGACGACAGCTCGTGGACAACGTACGCTGTGGTTTCAAACAACAAAAACACAATTAACGAAACTTTGAGTAGCTCTGCTACCCTCGACCCAATTGAGGGAACTATTCGACTTAGTGCCAGTTACTCCGAACTTCTTGCTATACTTGGCCCAAGAGATCCGGGAACTCTGGACCTCTATGCCAGCAGACCAAGCCTAGGAAACCCTGAGGTAGATGAGGTTATTAATTTGCTAACCTCTAATGTAATCTATCAACTGGGTGATCGAGCTAGGCCTATTTTAATACCCTAAGGACACCTATGCCAGTCAACGTCACTGATGTATCAGATGATGCAAAAAATATTGACACTTTTATGAACGAAGTTCTTACTCGTCTAGAAGCCGTCTATGAAAGTTTTAGTATGCCTCTACCGACAAGACGGTACTACACCTTTGGATCCCCTGTAGTTGACTGTGAGCAAGCAGTTGTTTCTCTAGCTCAGATTTATCTAGGAGCGCCAGGAGACGAGGTCTCGGAGCCCCGTCGTTGCAATGACCCGAGGACAGCTACTTTAAATATCTCTATTTCCAGGGAAGTACCCATTGCTCAGCCAAACGGGAATCCTCCAACCCCGGAAGCAATGACGGCGGCCAACAGGGTTGCTGCATATGACTCTTGGGTTCTTATGGAGAGTATTAATGAGCTTGATGCCTGGGCCAGCCCCGGGGGTTTTGGCCTGGGGGTAATTGCAACTTTAGACTACGAACCACCTCAGGGCGGTTTTCATACTACAGTTTTGACTCTTACAATGGCTGTCCCATAATGTTGAATGATATTAGATGGAGAGAGACAAGCGTGGAGAGAGTTCTAAACTCTGAGGGTGGCTTAGTCGGGAGACACTTGTCCGCGCAGGGGAGGGAAATAGTTTCCCTGGCTAAGGCTCAGGCGGGTAAAAAAACCGGCGCGTTACGGGCCTCTATTCACGCTACAAAAAGGGGGCGCAATCTTGGAGGGCAGTATGTCCAAGTAGGCTCTTACCTTCCTTATGCTCTCATGCACCACCAGGGCACCCGTCCTCGAGTCATTGTTCCTCGAAAAAGAAGAGTTTTAAGATTTTATGTTAAAGGTACTCTTGTTTTTACCAAAATAGTTCTGCACCCGGGGACACGGCCGAATCGTTACCTCACTGACTCCATGCGTAAGGTGATAAACTAGAATCTCCAACGACACAGAATAAAAGGAAAAATAGACAATGGCAACAAAATTTAAAGACTTTGGGTCTACAAAAACTGAAGAGTTTGACGAAATTAAATTTAAACTGTACGGAGAAGAATTTAATTGCTTCAGAGCAATTCAAGGAAAAGTTCTCCTTGAAGTTGCAGGAAGTTTTGATGACAACCGCGCGTCTAACGCAAACGACGTCATCGAAAAGTTTTTTAAAGCTGTTCTAGAACCAGAAAGCTATGAAAGATTTGACGCTCTTATCCATGATCCAGATAAAATTGTTCCCGTCGAAGACCTCGGCGAAATTACAGGTTGGTTGGTAGAACAGTACAGCGCCCGCCCTACTCAGGAGTCTTCGGGCTCCTAGACTGGGCGGCTGATAACTGGCCTTATGTGAACGGAAAAGTTATACTTTCCGGGATTATGCTACTAGAGCTGGACGCTTCAGACATGCTTGATGTAATTCACTACCTTTTTGAGGAAGACTTAAGAGTTTCTTCAGCTGAAGAGTCAGAAGCTGTTTCTAAAATACGAGAAACCATGTACCCACTGCTCTACGGAAGACCGTACAAATCCGTATTCACCAGCTCAGATACAAAGTATAATATGAGTACGGCTAGCAGTGGTCCTACTCCGGCAAATAGTACTCCTCCTGGCTCAGAAAGAAAGCCCTACATTCCGCCAACTCAATTTGACCCAGATAGTGTAGTTCCTTTTGGCGAAAAACTAGACTCCCCTTTGAAATAGCGACAGGTAAACCATGGCAGTACTCGGCTCAGCTGAAATCATTGTTCGGGCTGTAACTAAAGACTTTAAAAGACAAGTAGAAGAAGGCTTTAAGAGCGCCGCACCTACTGCAGAAAAAGAAGGCGAAAAAACTTCTAAAGCTTTTGGGCGAGGGTTTTCCCGAGGAGCTGGTGATGGGCGGAGTGGTATAGATCGGTTTATTCCGAGAGATTTTGCGGATAGAGCCGAACGTGCTCGGATTGCATTTAGAAATCTTAACCGAGTATTCACCCTGGCTTTTCCCGCCATTGTGGGGGTGGGTGGAGCTATCGGAGCCTTGGGAGGTGGACTAGTAGCCCTTGTAGGCCTTGCAGGCAACGCTGCCAGATCTGTTGGAATTGTCCTTGTAGCCGCCTTGGGGGCTCTAGGGCAGGCGGGACTTGCAGCGGTAATCGCTCTTAAAGGCGTAAGTGAGGCCATTAACGCGCAAAGCGGTGGAGGCAACACAGCGGCAGAGGAAGCCGCCCTAAAAAGACTGCGTGACGCTAGGATTGCACTTCGTAACATAATTGAAAAAGAAAAACCAGAAGAGCTGGAACAAGCGCGTCAAAGGGCGGCAGAAGCCGCCGATTCGGCTGCAGATGCCGTGCTCAATGCGGAGCGAGCTGAAAGAGGCTATTTTCAGGCCCAGAAGGACACACTAAACGCTCTGGAGGACCTCAACGACGCCCGAGAAGAGGCCAAAGAACGGCTGCAACAGCTGCGTTTTGAGGTCGAGGGTGGTGCTATCTCTGAAAAGAGAGCAAGAATTGAATTTGAAAAGGCTCGAGAAAGCCTACAAAGGGTCCAGGACCTCCCCCCCAACTCGAGGGCCCGTCAAGAAGCCGAGCTTGCCTTTGCTCAAGCCGACTTAAACCTTCGTAAAGCTATTGACCGCAATGCTGACCTTAAAAAGGAAGAGAACGCAGCTACAAGAGCCGGAGTCGAGGGCTCTGATCTTGTTATTAACGCAAAAGAGCGGCTTTCTAATGCTCAACAGGCCGAAACAGATGCCGCAATCGAGGCCGCTAGAGCCGTTAGGGATGCCTCAAGGGCTCAGGCGGCTGCTGCTCAGGCGGCTGCCGACGCCCAAGCGGGGGGACGAGTCGAGCAAGAGCTAGACGCCCGCATTGCCCGAGCTCGAGAAGCCCTCGAGGAGGCCGAAAAAGCCGCAAAGGATGCAGCGGGTGGTGGTATAGATAGGTTCGCTGAGGCACTAGCCAAACTTTCTCCTGCGGCCCAAAGATTTGTTTTAACCGTTAGAGACAATAAAAAAGAGTTTAACGACTTTAAAAAGACAGTTCAAGAACCGTTTTTCCAAGAATTTAACCGATCTTTGTTCCTTCTTTTAGATCGCTTGCCCGCTCTAGGGGACCTTTTTGCAAGTACGTCTGGAATTGTTGGCCGACTTGCGTCGGGGTTCGTGGATCTTTTCCTGGGCGCCGAGAACTTTGGCAGGACCGGGCGTATTTTTAAAACCAATGATCGTCTTGTTGAAAAATTAGGACAAACCTTCCTCAACCTAGTGGACGGACTTTTGCTCCTTTTAGACGCTGCAGAGCCCGTAATTGATGCTTTTGGAGAGTGGGCTCTCCTGAGCAGCTCAGGGTGGTTAAAAAACCTGCAGGGTGACTTTGACGGTGTGCGGGAACGTTTAGAGCAGTCGGCAGAAAAAGCAGCTCGGCTTGGCGGTATATTCGGTGGTATTCGGACAATATTTAAGATTCTCGGTGGGGAGATTAACGAAGCTGGTGGAGCCGCTGATATACTCCTCGGGTGGCTGGAAAAAATAACCACCGAAGGTATTGCAAACCTCGAGGAACAGGCAGCTAGCGGCGATCTGAAACAATTCTTCATTGACGTAACAGAAAACGCTATTGTAGTCCTTGAAATTATTGGAAATATTATTACAGGACTTCTCACTCTGGGTGCGCAGCCGGGGACAAAGCAATTCCTGGCCTCATTGAACAGCAGCACCGACGGGCTAAAAGGATTTTCGAAAGAATTTGGCGCAGAAAACGGGCCTCTTGCTTCTATTGGTTCATTTATTGAAAGTTTTTTTGCAAACTTCTCTGCTTTGCTTCAAAATGAGTCTTTTACGGTGTTTATTGACACTCTTGCAGAAGCACTTGACTGGGTAACCGAATTTTTAAATGAAAATGAAGATTTTTTGAAGGCTATTGCTCCTATTCTTGCATACGTCCTGGCCCTTGGCGCAATTGGTTCGGTTATTAGAGGCTTATTTAATGTTTTTTCCGGATTTGGATTGTTTGTTACTAGAATATTCCAAGGCGCTGGTGGAATTGTTGGAAAATTTGCCACCGGGTTTAAAACAGGGTTTGCCGGACTTACGACGGGGCCAGCCGTAGGAATGTTGAGACTCCTAGGAATAGTAGGAATTGTCATCACAGCTATTATGCTGATGTGGCAAAATAGCGAAACTTTTAGGACTGCAATTGCCGGCCTTTTCAGCGCTATCGGAGAAGCTTTTAGCGGGGTAATGTCAGACTTAAAAACTGTTTTTGGAGAGGGCACCAAGGGAGGAGAGGCAATTGCGCAGGTCTTCGGGTTCCTTGGTGATGTTATAGGCATAGCTTTGAGTGGGGTGGCTAGGGCTATCGGATTTATTATCGGCATTGTCGGCGGAGCTCTTCAGTTTGTTGGAAGTATTTTTGTTGCTATAGGGAACCTTTTTCAGGGTATTCAAGATGTTTTTATGGGTGTCTGGGCACTAATCACTGGAGACACCGAAAAAGCCGGAGAATATTTTAATTCAGCTATTGGCAACTTTAGGAAAATTTTCTTGAACTTAGGTATAGGAATTGGAAACTTCTTTATTTCTGTAATTAACGGAATTATTGATGGCTGGAATGGGTTTGTCTCTAAAATTAAACTCCCAGATTGGCCTATTTTTGGAAACATGGCCGGAAAAAGTGCTGAGTTCCTAAGAATAAATCGTATACCTCCTCTGCAGTTGTTGGCGCAGGGTGGCATTGTTAACCCATCAGCGGGTGGAACAATGGCACTTATTGGTGAGGCGGGCCAGGCAGAGCGTGTAGAGCCGCTAGACTCCAGCGGGCTCTCCAAACGGGACAGAGCAATGATTGCTATGCTTGCGGGTAATGGGCCAGCCATCAATGTCTACCCAGCACCAGGAATGAACGAAACCGAGTTGGCCAGAAAAATCTCCAGGGAGATGGCGTCTCAAATGCGTAGAGGGAGTCTTTAATGTCTAATACTTTTACCCAAGCCGAGGAAAACTATTACGTTAATACCGGCCTCTCCGAGCTTTTCCCTGATGAGATTAAAAAGCTTAAGCTTGAGGGAAACATTGTTCTGGGAGATTTTATTTTTAACACCATCGATGAGGACGGCGTCGTCTGGGTAATTTCAGAGATTAATGGCTGGTGGCAATCGCCTTCGGCAGACGTCCCAGAAATTGACAGAAGCGCTGGAGACGGTGGCTACGACGTGCCTGGACGGTACATGTCTCGATCTATCGAGATTGAAGGATCTTTTCTTGTAACAGACCCCTCGAAAGTAGAAGCAGCCCGAGACAAGCTGATTGAAGCATGTAACTTGGTCTATCAAGGGGCGTGGTTAAAAACGGGGTCTAGCCCAATACGTGCGTCTTACGTGTACATGGTAGACCAGATTGAGACCCAAGTAGTCAATGCGCGTGGTAGGACAGAGTTTACAATTCCCCTTCGGGCTTCCGACCCCATCAAGTACTTGTGGAACGACGAAGATCCTGATGGCTACGAAGTATTTGAAATTCCAGTAAAAAACTCTGCTACAGGGGCAACAGGGGCCAGGACACTAACTAATGTGGGCAATTACTCGGTTCCTTGCTTCTTAGAGATTGTGGGTCCATACGCGGCTCCTGGCACGATTTTTAACCAAACTACCGAAGGGCTAGTTATTATCACCCAGCCGCTCCGGGGCATAAGCGCCAGGTCCGTGGTAAATAAAGAACTGACATTTAACGTAGACACTCTTATCGACACCGCTACGCTAACAACAACAAGCGAACACTCCTTTAGGGTGGGGGACACGGTCCTCATCAGCAACGTTGGCGCTGAGTTTGACGGCGAGCAGGTCATCACATCTACCCCCACTAGTACAACTTTTACTTACAACACTGTTGCCGCATCGATTGCTCCCGTAACTTTTAAAACCCTTCAGAGCGATGAGGCTCAGCTAGAAACCACTGTTGCCCATGGTTACTCCGTAGGGGATTCCGTAGTTGTCCGAGGAGTAGACGCTACGTTCGACGGCACTTACACAATAACAGCCACTCCAAGCAGCAGACTGATTAAGTACGCACGTAAAAGAACTCCAACAAAAAACATTGTTTCTACCTCTTTGGCTTCCAATATTGCAACAATATCTACTAGTGATCCACATGAATTTATTGTGGGCGAAGATGTCACTATTTCTGGCACCGGAATTAACTATGACGGAGAGTATGAAATTCTCTCCACACCCACTGAGAATTCTTTTACCTGTGCCATTACCCGCACCAACTCCCGAGCTGTCACCAATAAAGCAATGTCTGGCGACACAGTCACCCTAACCACAAGCAGTCCTCATGGGTTTGTTGTAGATGAACCAATCAATGTTACTGACGTAGATCTTTCACTTAACGGAGGATACTTCCTTAGCGGAGTGACCTCGAATACTTTTAGCTACCGCCGAGCCCGGTCCACACAGAGGGAAGTCACTATCACGGCTCGTGGAGCCAACCAAGCCACCCTCACTACCTCTACTCCTCATGGGTTTGCCGAGGGGGAGAAAATTAAAATTGAAGGTGTAGATGAGACGTACAACGGGACCTACACTATCATCAATCTGCCCAGCATAACTACTTTTACATTTAGCAGCACCGGGGGGGATCTCGTGTCAACCTCTGTAGTCGATGGTCGAGTTAGGGCTTTTAGTCGCAAAATAGATACCATTGCTCGAATTGGAAATTTAGTTACCGTCACAACAGACAACATCCACGGTGTGATTTTTGGTGAGCAAGTGACCATTACCGGGTATCCTGCGTTTAACGGTACATATACAGTGAGTGATATCCCTTTTCTTAATACCTTTGAATTTGAAAGTGTCGGAGCCAACATAGAGGCTTTTACGCCGCTGATTGTCACACAGCGTAAACGCTCCGCGACCACAGCTACTTTGACTACGGAGCTTAACCATGGGCTGACAACCGGAGATAAAATTAGAGTCTTTGGGGTTGGGTTTAATTTTGATGGGCTGCACACCATTACAGCCACTCCAAGCGTTAAACAAATCAGATTTACGCAAGAAGCTGGTCTAGAGGAAATACCCGAAGAAGACTCGGATGGGTTTGTCGGGCTTGACTATGGCTATGTAGAGCTGCCCGGGAGCATAACTAGTGCAGTCGTCTCCCCGGCGGGGCTTGTAAGAGCTTCCGGTAGCTTGCCTTTCACATCGACCACTGGAGTCTCTACCGTGTCAGATGCGATAACTCGTCGTCAGGCTGCCGGAAACGCTATTAAAGAAAATAATGTTAAATTCACACCCGGCCTGTCAAGCGCCTCTGCCATCGTAGATGCCGATATCCTAGAAATTGACACAAAAAATAAAGAAGTTGCTTTCAATGGAGAAATTAGCGGTGCGCGGGGGAGGGTAGACGTGCTGGCTGATTTTATCCAGCTTGCGCCAGGAGAAAATATTATTGAGTTTGAAGACACAGGAAACCCGGAGGGGACAGCCACCCTTAAAATTTTTTACAGGTCTGGGTGGTTGTCCTAGTGAGTAACCCTATTTATCGATACTTTCTCACAGACCTCCTGAGTAACGAAGTCATTAGTGAAGTTCCCTTCAACGGAGTGTCCTTTGAACGGGCCAACCGGAGAGCAGGCAGCTTTAGTGGGACAATCCCATTTATTGAGGCAACCAAAGGACTAGATTTATACGAAGCCACCATGCCCGGGCGCACAGGGGTATACGTTCTTCGCGACAGTGTCTGCGTGTGGGGGGGAATTATCTGGTCAAGGAGCTACAGCGTTTCTGAAAAAGAGCTCTCTGTGTCCGGAGGAGAATTTCTTAGCTACTTCTACCATCGAAATATCTGGCAAACAATACAGTATGGGTCTGATTTTGTTGGGGTATCTTCGTATGAAGTTTCTGGAGGAGTCGGCACTGTCACCACTGAAATTGCGCATGGGTTCCGTGTGGGGGATCAGATTCGAATAACATTCACCAGTCCTTTGGTAGATGGGGTCCAAGAGATACTTCAAGTCCCGTCTGCCAACAGCTTTCAATTTTCCACGACATCGGCAAACGGCGCTGGCTTTAGTACCAGTGGGGCATGTCGCAGCCTTGTGGATACCTATGATTTTGCACGTAATATTGTGTTCCAAGTTTCAAATGACCTAGGCGGGGTTAATTTTGCTAGTGAAATAATCAAGCCAGCTAGAGAGTTCCAAGAATCTGTTATCGCCAAAGAGCGCTCTGCGGGCCGAGTAACTATTAGGACCGCCAACGATCACGAAATTATTCCGGGTCAAGAGATAGAGCTTATTGAGGTGGATCCAGAGCTGGACGGTATTCATATTGCAACACAGATACCTGATGCGCAGAGTGTGACTTTTGAACTGCAGGGAGGTGACATCCCCCGCACAACGCTACCCGGACTGAGAAATTTAAATGTTGTCAGTAAGCAGCTTACGGACAACCTCGCCACTCTTACCGTTGACCGTCCGCACAATGCCCAGCCGGGGGATACAGTTATTGTCGAGGGCGTGGATGCCTTCTTCACTGGCCTTATTGATACCACATTTAATGGAAGATTTATTGTCATATCTACACCCACTACCACCAGTTTTACCTTTAGCAGTGGCGGTATTCTTAATGTTCTGGAGGAGCCCGTTGCAGGAGGTCTAGCGACATTTGGTTCTAAAGTAGTTTATGGGGATTTTGGAAGCTTTACGTCTAATGGTGATATTGGAATAAACTTTGAAAACAACGCCAAGAGTGGGTTTTACCAGGACAAGCAAGTGTACCGAGGTTTTGAGCAACGAACTGCTGGTGAAATTCTTGAGGAGTATTCGAACACCACCGACGGCGGTTTTGAGTACCGCATTGACTGCGACTATGACTTTGACACCGCCAGTTTTTCTAGAACTTTTAAAGTGTTCCCTATTGACCTGGCAGAGCCTCCCCCACCCGGGGATGTTTACCCTGTCACTGCTTTTGGGGCCGACAAGGTTGTTTTTGAGTACCCAGGCAATATCTCTACTTTTGAAATCGAAGAAGATGCCGAAGACGCTGCTACTAGATTTTTTGTGGTCGGGAGTATTGAAGACCTAGGAGATGAGGCAAGTCAGCCATACGCGGGTGCTTCTGACCAAGAGCTTTTAGATAATAAATTTGGAAGAAGCTGGCCCCTACTCGATCTTAGCGAAAAATTAGACGAGGTTGCGGACGAATTAAGCCTCCATCAGTACGCTCAAGACTATCTCTACGAGTCACGCCCACCGGTAGGAACATACACAGTGACTGTCAATGGATCTCTTGATCCTTTAGTGGGTTCTTATTTTCCTGGGGACTGGTGTTCTTTGATTGTCGACGACGAGTTTGTCCGTCAGCGCCTAGCAAATGACCAAGAGCCTAGGTCGGATATTCTTATTAGAAAAATTGATTCCTACTCGGTTGCTGTGCCCGATACTGCAAAGTTCCCCGAAGAGGTCACACTAACGCTAGTGACAGATTGGAAGGTTGATCAACGTGGCAACTAGAAGACGCGCGGCCAGTAAAACTATGACAGGAGCTGTGTCTGACCTGCAGAGACGAGTTAGGTACCTTCAAGCCTCCACCCCACCCTCCCGGCTAGCTACACAGGTGGTGGCGAGAACAAACGTCCGGCCTCGGGCAATTAACTCAGATCAGATTGAGCTGGCTGCTGTGACAAATGACCAGATCGCAGCAGATGCTGTAAAACTGTCAAACATGGGCACCAACTCGGTAGGGGAGGGTCAAATTGTAGATGGCTCTGTCAGCAATGGAAAGCTAGCAGAGGACTCTGTGAGCGGCGATAAAATTCAAATTGACGCCATTACTACAAGCAAAGTCAACAACTCAGCAATTACTACTGCAAAATTGGCTAACTCTTCTGTTAATGATTCTAAAATAACAAGCAATGCTGTTACAGAAGAAAAAATTAGAAACGGAGCGGTAGGAAGAAGTAAGCTACAAAATAATTCAGTAGGAAGAGATCAAATTGATAGCCGCGCCGTGGGTACAGCTCAAATTGCTGACAATGCCGTGGGCTCGGGGCAAATTGCGGGGAGCGCTGTGGGCTCGGGGCAGCTCGGTAATGGGTCTGTTACC